ACATATCGTTTCTCATAATACTGGGCTTTTCTTCTCCCACCTTTCTTAGAAAAGATTGCCCTACGAGGTCTCTGTTTAAACTCAGCCCAATGAACAGCTACCCATTCATGATATCCAAGCTTACATTTAAATGTCTCCAGTAGTCCTTTCCCTTTTCTTAGAATCCGCATCTGGATTAGTGCTCTTCTTAAATTGTTCATCCAATTTTTTACCATATACCTCATCATATTGTTTACGTTGTTCTCTTGTAAATTCTGTACATCTTTGTCTTTCAACATCACATTTAAATAAGGCTCTACCTAAAGAAAGACCGTCCCTTTGTACTACCATCTCAACTCGAAGTATATTATCTTTTTCTTCTTGCTCGGTAGAATTAAGACCCACAATAACTTGAGCATTACGAACAATAGCAATTGAACCAGAGATATCATTTTCATCATATCTAGTAAGTCTATGCTTCTTACCTTCACGAGTAATATGATGTGCAGTCCATATGATATCAAGATGTAACTCTTCTGCCAAGTTTTGCAAATCTACATATACATTAGAAATCCTTTCGAAATCCTCTCGGTCTCCAGCTATTGAGGCAAGCTTACCTGCATAATCTACCATTAATACTCTAATATCGATGCCTTGATTACGCAATTGAACTATCCTCTCTTTTATGTAAGTTGTATTAGTAATCATTGCAGGTACCCTCTCAACCACCAATTCAACCCCAAATCTTGCAAGCTTTCTTAAATGTTTAGCTTCAAGTTTATCATACTCACCTGAGTATAATTCCTTTTTGGTTTTATTGATACTAGATTGAATAAATCTGTCCATGATTTGGTCTTTACCATTCTCGGTATCTACGTATAATACGGATTTCTTCATTCGAAGATAACCTCGGGCAAGGTTTACCATGAAGAAAGTTTTCTTTGCTTTAGGTTTATCCAATATTACATTAATAGAATGTTCGGGATAACCTCCTGCATTAGTAAGGTCATTTAATTGCCTAAAGGGACAGGGTATTACCGAGGGTTCTGATTGTCTTTTAAACTGTCTCTCTGTAATATCTCGAATCATGTATATAGGTTCGTCCTCTTTCTTTGGTTTACTTTTCTGAAGTACTTTTTCAATCTTCCTTGAATACTCTTCATATTGTTCGAAGTTATCTAAATCAAAAGAGTCATTCAGGTTCTTCATTTCAACATAGGTAGAGAACTGGTAAATTTTTTCCTTGATATAATCTGCATCCGATAAGGGAATGTGATATAAATTGCTTATTAACTTATTGATATTAGGGATGTCATCCTTAGTTACCAAATCAATATATGCCTTTGATTCTAGCAATTCTTTTAATACTTCTTTTAATATATTCTCTGAAGGCATCTTACCTTGCTTCTTAAAGTATTTTGATATACCCTCAAATATAAGGGCATGCTCAATAAGAACCAGGTAATTAGCTTTAATCCTTTTTAGGACTAGACCTCCTTCCTTATCTCTTAAAACAAACCGGAGTATCTCAAGTTGGAAATCCGGTGTAAAACTAAATTTGATGTTGTCTTTAAATTTCTTCATATCTATATTGCAATATTATATAAACTAATAGATTTTGATAGTACCGAGATAGTTCTGAGTATGTTGACAACTAACTAGAAACTACTAATCCACTACCTTAAGCTCCCGAATATTTAATATTATTATTTTATATAAGAAAAAATACTTATATTTGCATAACGAATATTTAAAAACATGGGAAAAAGTAAAGGAAATAATGGCTCAGAGCTTCATCGATTAAAACCTATGCAAGAATATGATGAAGCTACTTTCAATAGACTTTATAAAGTCTGTAAGCCAGTGATTAGGAATCTTACCAGACAGATTGATTATAAAAGGTTTAATCTTACACCAGATATAATTCAGTCTTATTTCTGGGACAAAATGTTATTTGTTTTTAATAAATACTATGGTGAATGTACTGAAGAACATCTCAAAGCAAGGATTCTTGCTTCCTTGAGTACATTTAAGAATAAATTGCTTCGTTCTGCATACGGAGAACAAGCAGAGTATAATCAAAGCCTCTTTAAACTGGATGATTTATTCGATAATGACAAAGAACTAGAAGATGATAGTGAAGAAGAGAAAGCTAAATCCGAAATGATAGATATGATGTATACTTATATGAAAAATAAACTTTCTCCGGATGCTTATCTTTTATTCGAAGTATTAATTACTCCTCCCCCCTTCATTAAAGAGAGACTCGGAAATAGTACAAGGATTACTAATATAATGCTCATAGAATTTTTCGAAATGCCTAAGACTAATGAATCCATGAGATATATTTCTGAACTTAGACAGGATATACAGTATTGGGAAGATAGAGCTAAAGAAGAACTTAGATATTAACACAAAAGAAAAGGGGCGTTTCCCAACGTCCCTTTCCGAGTGTTTACTCTAAACAAACTATGCAAAACAAAAACAAAACAAGAGTTTACTTAGACAATACAAATAATACACATGAGTTATATTAACAACTAATTACGACCTATGATATTTTTTGAATATATCTTAAAGTAATAGTCGGTGGTAACTTTTCGATAGTCAAGGTATCTACCGAAGTCTCTTGTAGGAAAGATTCCCCTATTAAATTCCAACTTACTACAATGGCACCATCTTGAATACCCTTGGTGGGAGTCCCTCTACCGAAGTCTCCATTTAAACCCGTTTCTCTATTAAAGAAAGATTGGGGTCTAACATTCTCCCAGTCATTGGCATTATCCTGTTTACCTTTAGATACACCGAGAGCATGCCTATGTCTTGGTAAATCATCGCCTTTCAATTTAATAACAAAGTTACCTTTAGTGGGAGTATAGAAATCCCCAATATTCTGTAACATCATCTCGTCTCCAATTTGAATACCTCCGGCCTGATATCCTATTACTATCCTACCTGAAGCCTTTGTATATTCAGCCCATCCTTCAGGGATTACATCGGTTTCCCATAAAATTATTGAACCTATGGGTAAACTAGCAGTATTCAAAGAATCAGAGAATTCCTTTCTGAGAGCTTCTAGTTGCCCATCAATGTATTGCTTAATATTCAATAGATTCCCATTTTCATCCTCTACCGGAAACCCAGTATTCATTTTCTCTACTTTAGTTATGGATTCTTTCATCATACTGTGAGTAGCAGTAGTATATGGGATCTCCTGGAATTTGCCCTGATAGGGTACAATAGCAAAGTTCTCATTTCTTTTAGTCATAGCATCTGTACCCTTACCATATATCCCAATAAGAACAACAGAATTCTTATTATTAGAATAATAAGGGCAAGCAGTCTCTACCATCTCTAGAAGATTACTAAGAGTCATACTATAATCCGAATAAATATCATTATTAAGTACATTGGGATTACGATTCTCTTCAGAAATTGGGTAGTATATATCTAGAGATTTTTTATATAACTCATAGAAACTTTCTGAAGATTCATTCCAATAAGCTACAAAATCTACTGGATTATCTACGGGTTCGGAGATAGTAGTGTGTACTGCAAACAGTAATACTTCATCGGTGGACCCTTGGGTTCCCTGAATATTCTCGATGGTCAATGTTTGTTCATCAGAGATAAATATATAGCCATCTCTTGAAATACACCCAAAATTTATATCGGGTAATTCTCCATCTTCAGAATCTTTAGACATATACCTTGCTGTAATCCTATCCTTAATTACATTAGCAAATTTACTACCAGAAACTCCCTGAGGAGAAACAACCAATTTATTACCATTTATGGTGGCTGAGCCAAATCCACAGAATGGCCCCAAACCAGAAGGGGCAGCAATTGCTTCGGCTGCTTCCTTAGATTTGATTATACCTTCATACTTAAAGTACGTTTTCATTGTTCTTTGTATTTTTAAAGTTATTCTTTTGTTCTGCCATATCCCTGAAAGCTTCTCCGAGTTCATTAAATTTGAGAGTTAACAGCTTAAAGATTATCTTCCAGATACCATATTGTTTTTTAATGCCATGTATTTCACATATATGCCCATAGATACTATCTATTTCGAAGCAATAGCATAATATCATTATAGTAATGGATACTCCTATGGGATCTACTCCATAGGGTTCTCCAATAGCTTTCCCAATTACAGCCCCAAGTAAGATATAACAAATATAATCAACCAGCTTATTTAGGGTTCTCCTACCGGCCCTTGACTTTCGAATGACTATATCTTGTACTCTACTTGCAGATATACCAAACCATAAATCTGAAAGTATCAATATTATGGCAAGTAATATCATCCACCTAAGGTCATAAATAATTTGGGTACATTCTCCAAATAAACCAATCATTGAAGTCTTGAACAGAGGTTGAGTAGTAGTCTCTGTTACATTGTCTATTGCACTCTTTATCATACTTCTTCAATTTTCCACATTTGATTACTATAAGTGGTAATGGTAAATGTCTTCTCAGAAGTGTCATCTGATTCCCATTCCAACTTTTGAGGATTAACGCTTAATAAGTCAGCATCTACTACCGTAAACTTAGCCCGTACCGAAGTATCGGCAACTGATTCAAAAATGTATTCTCCAGCGGTAGCCGTAGTAAATTCATATCCGGCTCCACCAGCATCAAAAGTAGTTACTTTGCCAACTTGTCTAACTCTACTATCGAATTCAGCTTTATTAGAACTACACCTAATTAAACAATATACTTGTTTAATGGTACCCTTTAATTCGGCATAACTTGGGTCAACGGTTAATTCTATAATAGTAGGGTAATCTTCCAATATTACTTGACACCTTAATGAAGAACCATCATCTGCCACAAAAGTATAAGTACCTGCTTTAGTTAATACAATCTCGGATTCAAGATTATAGGTTTCCCCAGTTTCATCACAAGTTGCAGTACCACTTACATTGACCTCGTTTTTCATTTCTTCAAGGCTAAATTTACAAGCTGATACTTCATCCAATAACTGATATACTGCATAAGTATCATCAATTTGGCTTTCGGGTAATGACCAGTTAGGTTCTTTCCACTTTGAATCTGAAGGATCTGAAGGAACTATCTTTAGTTTGTTCTGATATACAACTGGGGTATTCTTAACTACCCAAGTAGTCTTTGCAGTTGGGTAGGCTACAGATTGGAAAGTATAAGTACCTGCTCTATTAGTAGTATATACATACCCGTTTTCAGCATTGAAGGTTTCCCCAGTTTCTACTACTTTAACTCGGTAATCATCACCATTACCCGAAATACATTGTATTATTACGGTAGTTTTTGCAGAACCGTTATATAGAGTAGATGTAGATGGATTAATACTGATCCTATATATAGCAGTTTTACCTGAAACTACTTCAAAGATACCCACACCTTCATCAGTTTCTCTTTTATCTAAAGTACATTTGAATTTATAAGTACCATAGCTGTTAGCAATAAATTTATCCCCATTCTTGAAAGTCTTAGGATTACCTATTAACCTACAATATAATTCTCCAGTAAATGACTCTGGGTAATTTGAAGTTATGGTTAAAGTAGTAACTGCATCCTTCATAGTTTGATTATTTCCAACTCTAAATTCTGAGGGTGTACATCTTACCTTATAAGTAACTTCTTCTTGGGTTACTACAAATGAAGTTTGTTTTACAGGAAATTCCACAATCTCAAAAAAGTAAGTACCGGGTTTTGTAAATTCCCAAGTTGAGCCCGATATTTTTACTTGATCGGTGCCCACTAATCGAACATTACAAAGTTTCTCTGTCCCTTTATAGGATACTCTAGCTATCACCCTTGTACTAACCTTTAAAGTAGTTGGGGTTATTTTACCAGTTATGGGCTCACAAGAAATAGTATATGAACGGTTATAAGTTTCCTGCCTTACGGTAATTTGGGTTATCTTAGAATTATCCCCAACGCTTCGAAAGTAATAAGTACCAGCCCTTGGAATATTAAATACCGAACCACTTTCATGTTTAGTATAACCCCAGTTAATTCTATCACTCGATATTTGATATCTCAAATCTGCATTCACCCAATCTGAGGTTACAGTTACCAATACTGGTACTTCATATACTTCTGAAGTAACTAAGTTGGGTTGGTCTGGGTTTACCAACTCGGCCTTAATCGAATACCCATCATTTACTACAAAACCATAATCTATAGTGAAGGATACGTGATAAGGTATGAATCTAGTAAAGAAACTTTCTACGGCTTCCCTAAATTTTTTAAAAGCCTCAGAATTAGAAGTATACCCATGACCAGTAAGTTTAAAACTTACGGAAATACATTGAGAACAATCAAAGGTGTTATCAAAGGTATATTTACTATCGTACTGATAGTATTGGTCAAAGTGGGGATGACCTTTTATCCAACCATCATACCCATCGGCTTTTGCTGGGTCTGTTATTACACAGGTTAACCCATATAACCTCATCATGATCTCGAAAAATTCTGATGTACCCCTTATTTTGAAAAGAGATACCGAATATCTCAAGATGTTTCTTACCTGAGTACTGGTTAAAGTAAAAGGTCCCTCTTTGGGTATTATCCAAAGCTTTGATAACTCCTGGAGTTTACTATCCGAGTAGAACCCATTAAAGTACTCTGCCCATTTCTGTGCATCTATCGTGTTCCCATAAGCAAAGGGCATTTCTCCAAGAAATTGCCAAAGGAAATTGAGATACATATCTGGGGTTTTATCTATATCGATAATATCCAATATATTCTCAATATCCTTTGTAATATAATCTTCAAAATGCTCTCCACAAATTTCTAGAAACCTCTCTAAGATGCCTTTACCATTTACCTTATAAGTATCTTGGTCCTTATATTCAAAAGGTAAAAAGTCGATTAAATTTTTGAGGTTTATCATACGATTTCGTTAACGGTTAATGTTAATTGTGAAGCATTCTCGAATACTGGCAAATTAAAGCCAGGGTCTTCATAATCATGGTTTGGTTCAGATACTGTAATAGAATATCGATAACCTGATTGATAGCTATTGTTTTGGATATCCAATGAGAAATCAAAACCATTAGCTTTATCTATAATCTGAATAGAGCTACCGACTGAGCCAGTAGTTACATAACCATTAGATACTGAACGTACTGTAAAAGTAGTTGAGGAATTGAAGGTTATGTAGTAAGTCATAGAACCATTTGCCTTGTTCAATTTAAATTGGCCAAGGTTTAATTCCTTATTACCATAAATGGTAGTAGGCCAGGGTTTAATATAGAACTTAGTAAGGTGAAGGTAATCTACAGTTGATAGGTTATCTATTAGGGCATAGATGTCTGATACCCTTACGCTTCCACCTATCTGAGCTTGCTCTGGAGAATAGGCATTGTATAAAGCTGTAAGAATTTGAGTTTGTATCTCGGCAGTCTTATAAGACTTCTTACCAGTAACATCCATCTCCAGAATAATCTGAACCTTACCTGCAGACTTAACCTTTAACCAAGTAGTCATAGGTGCCCTTTGAGATAATAGGTTGTATACCCTATTTATTAATTCGGAAGAAGCAACAGCTCCACCATCGGGGCTAATGTATACTGTAAGCTTTCTACCGCATTCATAATCGGCTTTAGCCTTGTTTACACCATCTACTAACATAGCTAAGCTTTCAAAGTCCTCCTTAGTAATTGCTACTCCCAGAGTCTTTACACTCAAAGGTATATGTTCCTTGAGCATTGTAAAGTTCTCATAGTTTGAACCTCCTCCAGCATCATAAGCATTACTTACAGTAGCATCAGTGATTGAAGAAGAAATGATTGAGGGTACGGATGTAATAGTATTACTCTTTACGTTACCCTGAGAACCATTGGTTAAATAGAATACTACATTGGTTATCTTTGCACCTGCTGCGGGTTTCTTACCGAAGGTTCCATCCCCAAACATTATGTAAGGGTTAAGAGCTTCATCTATTGAAACCATAAAGTGTTTATCCGTTGGCTTTGATTTTGCAAAGGTATCTACCAATACCCAAGTTTCTCCACCTATCTGTAAAGACATAGAGCCCTGTTCATAGTACTTACCATTAGGCAATGTACCAAGGTGAACTATTACCCTGTCTCCAGTAGGTATTAGCATATTATTAAGAGCACTTGCAGTATATTTCTCATGTTGAATTATAGGTACTTTACATGTGGTTACATTTGAATACCAAGTTACATCTCTAGCAGATAACCAAGAGTTACCACTGGAATCCGTAAATAGAGTTCCTTGAGGTATGGTTAATTTAGCTCCAATGGAATTACCAGTAATACTTCTGGATAAGATTACATCTACTGTAGCAGCAATCGCTGCTCGAACATGATAATCTACCAGAGCTCCATGTTTAACTACCGAATCATACCTTCTTGCAGTAGATAGGAAGGTTTCCCTTGCCATATTATCTACATAATAGTGAAGTACTTCGGCAATTGCCGCAAACAATGAGAGGATGATAATTAAGATATTCCCCTCCGAATAATCCGTTATGAGTTTCTGACCCTGAGGGTCTTTAAGCCCCATAAGGGATTCAACCAGCTTGGCCTTAATCTGTTGATAAGACCTCTGGTATGGGTTAAGCCATTTATTTGTGATTCCCATATTATTGTGTATTTAATGAATTATCTGACCTATCATAGGTGATATCGAGGTACTGACTAGAATTTGTTCCATTTATTACATAAGCTACTTCTATGTGTATTTTTGCATCAACTCTAGTAACTGTGATATTTTGGAATGTTATTCTCTGTTCCCATGCACCTATGGCTTGTTTTAAAAACTCTTTAATTATAAAACTTAGGGCTTGTGAGTTTGGTTCCTCAATACATTGCCATAGTTTACTACCAAAGTTTTCCTGTCGAAATCTCTGACCTATCATATAATACAATATAGAACTTATATTATCCCTGATAAGTTTAAAATCCCCGTTTACTGGGTACCAACCTCTTTCCCCATTTTCATTAGTTGTAAGTTGGATAGGATAAGTTACACCTATACCAACTAAGTCTGTAAAGTAATTCTTTTCCATTAGTGTATGCAGGTTTTATCCTCATAATCGTCTACAACGAATTGTGAGAAAGGTTTAGTTACTTGAGTTAAAGTTGGGCCAGAAGAACCTGGCCCAGTAGTTACACCTGAGTGTACATGAGAGTTAAACATACTACGAAGCTGTTCTAATTCTTGAATGGTTTGATTTAATTTCTCGGTTAATTGGAATATATTGATTACTCCACCATTCTCTCCAGTATTTAATATTACTGAATCACCAGAGGCCACATTAATATCCCCATCGGCATTTATAACTACCTCTTTTTCTGAATGAACATTTACTGGGCCATTAAAGTGTAAGTTGAGTTCTCCACTATCATCATCAATAACTATAAGATTACCTTCAGGTGTAATTATACCAATTTTATTTGGCCCATTTAAAGGTTGAGGTATTTGGTTCATCCCCCAACCATGATATTCCCAGAGAGGCTTAGTGGGATCTCCAAATTCAAAAGTAATAAATACCATGTCTCCAACTTTAGGGGCTAAGTATTTAAAGCCTGAGCTCAGTGAACCATGCTGTCCTTTCGGATATGCCCAAGCAAATACTCCGCCCATTACTTCTGGGACACATACCTTTATTCTGTTCATATTTTTCTCTACATCATTATTATCAACAACGATGCCTCTATAAACAGAGTAATACCGACCAAGGCCCTCTAAGCCTTCATCGGTTATTATTTTTGCTGTTTCGTAACTCATATCCTTATTCCTCTACGTATATTTGACTTGCTATTCGTTTATGCTTTTTAGCCATATCACGATATATCCGATTAGCTATAGCCATATAATTAAACTTAACCCCATAATCTTCAGGGACTTGGATTTCCTTGAGGGTTATCTTACCTGGTATTAGTTTACCCTTAGAAGTAACTGTATTACCAGTAGATAAAACTATACCTTCTGCCAAAGCTTTTGGATCTTTAGCATTTACTTCGGTATAGTAAGCCTTTTTTCTAATAAACTCAGCTTGACCTTTGATGTCAATTATTTCCCCCTTTTCATTAAGGAAATGTTCATTGTGGTATACTTTCTCATTATAAGTAAAGTTAAGGTTAAGATTTTGAGAAGAGCTTAAAGCCTTTTTATCTTTGCCTCTATCAGTCTTAGCATTGGCCTTAGCATCATTTGCTACAATATCCTGAGTAGATAGATCAGTTCGAGAAGTTACAGAACCAGACTTAGAATTATTTTTTACTAACTCCATATTGGTTATATAACCTTGACCAGCATCCATTGAATGAGTACATTGTTTTATATACCAAAGCCCAGACCATCGTTTACCCACATTCTCTAAATTAATTATTTGAGAAGTTGCTAACATGGGTCTACCAACTACCTGAAGTTGACATACTAATCTTTTTTCTGTTTGCTTTAAGCCACCATTAGCATTAGCATTGGCTGCCCAAGCATACTTATCAGCTCCTCCGTATCTACTGAATAAGTTGTGATAAAGCTTATAGATGGGTACTCTAAGATTTACTCTTTTCATATGCCTTACCTTAACCTTCTTACCGTATTGACCTTGGCCATAGTGTTTAGTAGTATCAATTTCCATATCGGATAATACTTCAGTATAAGGGTCTTTATTCAAAGCCTCAAACCCTCTTTCAGATGCTGGTAATATTCCCATTTGAAAATTGATACCAGAAGCTATACCTGCTCCAGCTTGTTTAGAGGCATAACCCTCTGGGTCATAATCTAGAGGATCTACATATTCGGTTACCATAAATTCCATACCATCTTCATCTTCAAAAAGATACATTTCATATTCTAATAACTTTTTAAGATTAGCTTCTAATTCTTTACCATTTCTGGAATTCTTTAGTACTTGTTGAAGAGCTCTCTTTTTATCATCTGGTAATTCACTGGCGGCTTGATTAATAGTGGTACGTATATCTTCAGTAGACATCTCATCGAATCTCCTTTGTTTACCAGCTTCATAAGCTCCAACCGGACCAACAGCTTCATACTCTGCTACCATCTTTTTATACTCGGCTTCTTTTTCCCTATTGTATTGAACTTTCATATCCCAAGTATCTATTACTTCGGTGGGAGTAGTAGGGTGGCTTTGATAATCCTCAAACCCGTTACTGGTAAGATTAGATACTTCAGTATTATCTACTCTAGCTATATAGGGGCTTAAAGCTAAAGAGGGTTTATCTTCTGGTTCATTAATGTTGGTTGATAATACAGATAGATCTTTACTATCAGGGTCTAAAGATGGTGCTAATACTGCTTTAACTCGTTTAGTTACCTTTTGAGTAGCAAAGGATACTCTGAGTACTTCACCCTGCTCACCCTGATAAGTATAAGTACATACAGGCTCCTCATTAAACTTTCTATTATGTATATAAATAACCCCATCCCTTGAATCCACATACCAGGGGCCATTGGTATAACCCTTCATCTTCTGTTCTAACTGAACCAAGATATTCTTTCCCACTAACCCAAAATCGCTATCTATTAAAGCCTTTAAATCTTCGGGCATTGCTACTTCAGCTACTCCACTGTATTTGTTAGCATAAAGTACTTTTCCAGTAGTAGTACGAGTATTTTCTGTTGGCACTTGTAGTGACTCGTATACTTTATTACTTATTATCTGTTGTTCCATTACTGAAATATTTCTATGATTACACCAGTGGCATTCCCACAGCCATTGTCTAAATAGGTAGATAATTTATAACCCTCCATATCCGAATGAACATAAGCCGGTTGAAATCTTAAATCCCCTGTAGAGTCAATGCACTTGATAGTTACATGAGTACCCGTAGAATCGAATACTGCTTCGAATTCTCTTACCTTTAGTATTTTTATAGGCCCCGATATAAATTGACCATCTGGGTAAATATAACCCCACTGAAGACAGATTTGTTGATTCTCTTGTATATCAGCAATATCTACAGTATCAGGATTACCCGTATCAAAGGTAAGTGTAGCCAAATTTTCTTTTTCTTCGTCATATCTATAATTCCAGGTACTTATATACGCTCCGAGGGGTATGCCCGTAAGAGGATTCATTATAGGCATACCTCCAAAATTGAAAAGGGCCAAATAGGGTTGACCCATTCCATTGTATAGTATTGGTTTCTGTTTAGCTGCCATATATCGGTATCCTTATTAAAGTTCCCATTTCTAATTCTCTAAAGGGGTTTAGTATCTTATTAGCTTCTGCTATAATATACCATTTCCCAGAATCCCCATAATATCTAAAAGCGATATTCTGTAAAGTTTCCCCATCTTTAACGGTATGCTGAATATCGTTTGCAGATGAGGGTATTACTGGGGGGTTGGCCTCTAAAGAATAATCCCCATCTTCGTATTTCAAAGCATAGGCATCATTATATGGGCTAGCTCCCTTTATATATTGGTTAACATCAATCATATTTAATACCTCCCGTCTTTTTAAGTGAATCAGAATTTATGAAATCTCCATAGGATAAGTTATATGCACTTACTCTCTTGAAAATCAATTCTTGGGTTGCTGTTGCAGGTAATAATCTACCATTTCCAAAAGTAGCCGGCTTTCCCGGTACCCTTATCCTATAACCATTCTGAAAATTCTTCAAGGTATAGGTTGCTGAAGTAAGTATATAATTGTGATTATCAAATATACCAGAATCACCCCATTCTATTTTAACAATTGGAGGAGCAGCTTGGTAACCATTTGATTTAGACCATGCTTCTAATAGCCTACATTTATTTACTACCTCTTCGGGATTCTCTGGGTCATTACAGTACCAGGATACATTAAATTGGATAATGTCTTCAGCCCCAGTATAGTGATACATTGGTACATTACGTCCCATAGACTTAATGGTTGCCCATGTTGTTTCACCTCGAAAATCCAATTCTGGAGGTCTATTCTGTAAAACAATATATTGAGTTGGGTTAACGGTCATATTATATATCCTTACCTCATTCTGATACATAATATCGGCTTTTACTTCAAAGTTTCGATGATTGGTAGTATTCTTGTTACCCTTTGCGGGATCCACTCCTTCCCCTTCTTCAATTCTAGGGAATTGCAATTCCATTCTCCATTTTTCCTGGAGTTGTTTATTCAATGTGGGATTCTTGGAAGATATCTGAGCCTCTCCTATAACCCCATTAGGGTTATAGAGCTTACCTTTTAGAGCATCATCTTTTGGAAGTGTAGATGTATTCCTATTGAGTAATATCCTGGCTCTCCATAGTTTATTTAAGGGACCCGTAAGAACTCCTGCGGTATCCCTTGTAAGGTCATTGTATTTTTCAACAACCTTACCTGCTGCCTTATTTAATACTCTAGCCATAATGTTTTAGTTTATAATCCCATTACAAATGCGGCCCCAGTAAAATCTTGTTGAGAACCTGGGGCATAATCCCCAACTGCTTGGCCATCTACAGAAATATTAATCCGAGAATCTCTCATACCCTCCTTGATAGCTAATCTTACGGCATTAATAAATCTCTCTTCATTTTGAGCCCGAATAGTTGTTGAATCTTCTTTACCTTTATCTTGGGCATTAGTATTCCTATCTACTGAATCAATAAGTCTACTACCTACTTCTATTAGTAAAGGTAAACCTACGGCAATAGCTAATCCCCAGGGTCCCCCAATTAACCCTAATAACCTACCACCTACCGAAGCTAAACTTCTAGTAGCAACAGTCTTAGCAGCTTGTTTACCAGCTTGATTAGCTACAGTACCTCCAACTACACCTCCAATGAGTGAAGTGGCTGGAGACATCCCTGGATTGGGTGTTTTAACATATCTACCGGTTTTGGTATTATAAAATCTACCAGCTTTGCTCATACTAACTCCCCCCATCATCATCTGCAATTGAACCATAGTCCTCATGAGATTTACCATACTTATCATATGAGCTTCCATAATAGCAAATTGGGTGTTCGTCTTAATAGCTGCTGCAGACATACCCTCAGTAGAAGCCGTGGCAATAGTTTGTAAATATCCAACCGACCTTATAATACCTCTCACAGTATTAAACCCTGCAACGATGGTACCAACTACTACTGCTGTAGCCCCTACTCTAAGAGCAAAGCTACCAGCCCAAGTTTCAGAGATAGAATTTATTACTTTGATGATAGAAGTACCCACATTAAGTACTGGGGTAAATATTCTACCCAAAGCCGCTCCTGCAGTAACGGTTAAGTTTTCTAAACTTGATTCGAATTGGTCAATAACACCCGCATCAGTTTTAAGACGTTCTTCATTAAGTCGATTTACTGCTCCCATGTTTTGATCATAGGTTGCAAGTATCTTACCCATCTTATCTCTACCAGAAGCAATATCTCTAAGTACTGGAAGCATGCCTCGATTACCACGAACACCAAAGATATTGAAGAAGGTTGGTGTTTCTATCCGTGAAGGTAAGTCTACTGCCGCCTTGGCAAATTTCTGATAGATAGTGTAAAGATCTATAAGGTTACCCTGAGCATCGAAAAACTCATCCGGACTTAAGCCCAAGTCTGCTAAAGCGTTATAGCCTTTCTTTTTTTGATTAACAAGGGAGAGTTGTAAGTAACGAATCATATTAGCCAGAGAGGTACCTGCCATAGAACCTTGTATACCCATATCTCCCAATACACCGATGGCAGCAGCCGTTTGCCGAAGGTCTACTCCAGCAGTTGCCATATCTGCTCCTGCATAAGATATGGACTGGGCTAAGTCTGTCAAAGATATATTTGCATTAGTAACTGCAGTATATAAGTCATCGGTTACTCTAGCGGCTTCTCCCATTGGGATTTGGTACATTGACATGATATTAGTCATCAAGTCAGCTACACCACCTTTCTGTCCCACTGGCATAGTAAAGATTGAAGCCAGCTTAGATGCTGGCCCAATCATTTCCTTAATAGCATCGAATTTATTACCTGCCATAGCCAGGTACCTTTGTCCTGATGCAACATCCGAAGCAGTAAGGGGAGTTATCTCATTGACGTCTTTTGCCAATTGTAACATTTCCCTTTGTTCTGCAATGGTAGCACCAGCAATTTTCGAAGCAGTCCAAACTTCATTCTGAACACCCGCAGAGTATTTATAGGCCCTTGCCATTCCCCCTACGAGCTGCATTCCGAAGTCCATTGTATTAGAAGCTGACATCTGTATACCTCTATTCCAGGTACTCATGTCATTCATCATAGTTCTGAATGACCCAGATATCTTGCCAGCCTCTTGAGAGAATCGGTCTTTTAATACCATGGCAACACCGACCTCTACTATACTCCTACTGGTATTCATAATTTATTTTCTTTTCTTTAGTTGTTTATAATATTGTTCGGCCATTTCCTTAAATATTTTCCTGATTCTATACGGAAGACGTAAAAAGCCGAAATAGTCTAAGGCTATCTCGGCTCTGGTGATATAAACAAAATCACTCTCTAACATTACTCTTCCGTCAGGTAGAAAAAATTGGGTGCCCAAACTATAGGATAAGTTCTTTCTTCTCCAGTTAAGGGATTAGTAATATGGGACTCTCCCTTAAAGATAGGGTCAATAGAGATTATATACTTTCTCATCTCAGCCATATCTTTTGCTGTAAATGGAGTAAAGTTTTCTACCTTCTCCCAATTACCGTCTACTTCTAAGTAAAGATTCCGACAAAGTAAGGGGGCATTCTTAGTTTGTTTATCCAAGGGTAACTTCATGAACTCTTGTTCTCCCTTACCAGTCATACAATCAAATTTGATTTTCTTGCCCGATGAAAGAAGATATTCATGACCGGTTAATTGAATACCCTTTGGATAATAAGGGATGGCATCTGGTTTTTCATCAAATACCCTATTATCAGTGGGTACTTCTGAATAATCGAAAAGGAACTCATGAAGGTCTTGGCCATAAGTAACTTTACCACCGTTCTCTTTACCCCAGTCATATTCAAATTCTACTTCCTCTCCCAATGAGAATATACGAGAATTGAAAATAATTGCATAGCGGTCATTGACTGGTAGATTGAGAGCATCATCAACGGTTAGCTTACCGTTAGGAGTGGCATTAGTTCTAATTACGATTGCTGCAATGAACTTGGTAAGGTTCATTAAAGTTTTCATGTCTGAAAGGTTACTGAGAATGTCTTCATCAGCTCCATTCTGTTCTCTAATTTCATATTCGAAACCAGAGGGTCCGGTAAATCTAAATGTTCTAAATTCCATAACTTTGATATATTTAATGTTTACAAATGTTCATAGTACTCCGTATAACAACAAGAAAGGGGTGAGCTCCTATCACAGGAATCCCACCCCTCCACCGAATCTTAGTGAAAATAGACTAAGGAATTAGTATTTGTCTGCAGTACCCACCGAGAACTCTATGGACTCTATGGTATTCTCTGAAGCCATTCTGTCCAAGTCTAAGCCGGTAATCTTACATGGCCATACCTCTTCGAAGACGTGGGTATTAAGAACCGAAACTCCATCTTCGGCAAGTTCGTTTACAATAGCCGTTTCCCAATATTGGCTTGGTACTAAGCCACCACCAACTATATGGTCTTGGCAAGAATAGAGCCAGTCATGAAGCCAGGTATCTGAACCTGCAGTAGTCATAAGTTTCTCTACGATAAGATTACCTATAGTAACCCTACCCGCAGTTTTAACATCTCTATTGACATCCCCATGAGCCACCTGGTCAATCTCAATATCAGGCAAAGTACAACTTTGGAATAGATAAGTATTGATAGGGTGTTTGGGGAACATGATACTCCACAAGAATTTCTTCCGTGGATTTTTTACTTTTGCTCCCATCGTTATATGTTTATAGGTTATTACTTGTTTCTACAACTGATACCGACTTAGAAGCAGCATCAATTACAATCTCCATAGTTACCTCTTGCATAGGAACTACGTCTTTATACTTAAGGATAGCACGATATTTACCTTGACGGGCATCTGCTTCGTTATTTACGGAAAGACCATCCCAAGAAGTTGCATCCTGGTCACCCATCCAAGTATATTCTGTCATGGCATCTTCATCTACCAAAGAATCCAATGTGGGTTTAACTTCCAACCAAATTCTTTTCCAAGTTCCCCAAACGTTTGGTTCTTCCAAGTATTTGTTAAGTACTGGACGAAGGAACTTCTTCAAATACAAATTCAATCTTACGATTGAAAGGAATCTTTCTGAATCCTGTTTTACCTGAGAAGAGAAACAATGCCATAGCATAGTTTGTTTACCTGCATCGGGAGTATCTTTGATTACCATCTCATTGATATAATTCTGAGCAAGTGTGTTCAGTTCATTATATCGAGAAGGAGAACCATAATTTGGGCATACAGGTCCAACTGCATCCCCAATAACTCCTCGGTTCATACCAGCAAAGGATTTCCAAGGACCATATTGAGTAGCAGAGGCATCTCCCAAACCTGCAATGGTACCTACTACATCAGAATCTTGAAGATTGCCGTTCTCATTGTAGTACTTAAGGCCACCTCCAAAGTAAGCAATGTACTTAGAATTACCCACGGTACCCAGACAAGCCTGTACCCAAGTAACCTGAGCTTTATAGTCTCTTGGTTGAGTACCCTGAGTGTAATGGGTTAAGTATTTTGGGACTTCTATATACAGTACCCATTCCATTAATTCTTTTGCCATATCTGCAGCAGCCTTATATACCTTGAGTACGTCAGCATCAGTAGTAAGGTGTTGAGAGATATGGGAAATGAATAATTGGTAAAAGTCAGTGTAGTCCCTTACTAAATCCAATGAAGCGATCCATTCATCAGCAGTAGGGTTAGAACCAGCACTACCTACGGTACCGGTAAATAGTTTCTCGGTATCGGAAGGAGCTGCTCCCCCAACTGTTACAGTAACGGCATTTTTTGTACCATCTACACTATCGGTAAGCCATTTTATTAAGTTCTCAAAAGATGAACCAGCAACTACTACCGGTTTAATATACTCTGAGTTCTTAGCAAAGGCACTAAGAGCAAGGTAATCTACCGAAGTATTATTGTTATCATCGGCAGTTTTATAAGTTACTACCGGACCTTGTTCAAGTACCTGGCCATTGCCCGAATAGATTCTATAATACAAGGTATTGGATTGTTTATAGAAACCTACCTGGAAGGTATCAGTACTACCGATGGGGTCTCCATAACCTTTGGTTACCAATCCCAAACTATAAGTAGTTCCCCCAGAAGCAATGGTTATCAATGCTGCAGGAGTAGCAGGGTCTGGAGTAGCAGAAGCAGGTACTATACCTTCCTCTTCGGATTTAGCAACTGTTTTAGCTTTACCTGCAGTTGCAGCTACTGTACCTTGAGTAGCTCCCTTACCAAGCACTCGAATAACACGAAGCTTAGAACCACCTTGCAAAGCCTTTTCGATATTTGATACAGAACCATCGGGTACAATTTCAGAACCATAGATTCTTTGGAACTGAGAGAATGTAGAGATGATTTCTGAGGGGTCATCATAAGGGCCCTTAGTAGTTCTAGCCAATACACAAGAAACTCCTAACATAGGAGTAGTTTGAAGAACATTGTTGTTCTTAAACTTAAAATCAACATGAGGTGAAGTTGGCATAATTCTATTGTGATTAAAGTTAATTACTCGTTTAATTTATACCCTAGAGTATTGTACCTATACCTTAGGTACTTTTAACTCTAACATTTCATTTTCGTTTTGTTCTAACAAACCAATGAGAACTGATATATCCTGGATAGGTGTAAGTATACCTTCTTCCAGGGGTTTTTCTGGAAGAATACCGTCTTTACATATGTAAGTATATACCTTTTCAAGTATTCCATGTTCTACATCTGGATGATCATAATAATTACCAATTTCAATGAATAGGTTTCCGGTTGATGCAAGCCTGCCCTTGTCCCATTCCTCTAAATCATTGAAATAAGGTTTTATGTATCCTCTAGCAGGTAAGCTAGTATATAAGATTGTATGTAGTAATCTCATATCTGCTTGAGTTTGAGAAACTAGATGTACATCTATGGTAATATCTTTGGTTTCATAAGGAAACTCTGAAGCTTGGTAATTACCATCTTCAAGTCTATCACCAATAATGTATTTGTTCACACCAATATCCCCAGCATAATAACCCTGTAATTCTAGGGTTATTCTTGGGAGAGTTTTAGGGCCTTTCACTTGATTATTCCCGATACCAAATAGAGGTATAAACTTCTTCATATTCTTAATTGCCTCTTGAAATCTTTTTTCGTTTTCTTGAGACAAAGGTAAGAAGTCTTCTGGATTCAAAGTTAGACCCATTTCTAACATTGTACTTAGTAAAGAGATATAAAAAGTTCTCTCTACTATCTCTTCTGAATTTACCATTAATTTCCTAATCTAATTTTTAGTTGAACTTCATGGCTACCAGTATCATTTATAATCCCGTTATAAGTTACAATTATACCCCCCATCGAGGATATATTGGTTTCAAGATGGCCAGTACAATTTAATTCACTAACCCAAGTAGTACTTATATTAGATGGGTAATCAGTAAGCCATACTTTATAGGGAAAGGGGTCTGCCCCAGGAGCAGGAAGAGTACCCTCTATGGTTTTACTAATGTCTGTTATCTTAAATTGTTTTATAAACTTAGCAACTTCATAACCATTGATATGGTAGTATTGGTATCCCTTTACACCCCTAATAGAAGCAGTACTACTGCCTTGTCCAACACCGGGGAATGGTATATTGGGAGTTGGTTCAAAACCATACTTAGTAGTTCTTTTACCAGGAGATTGTTTTATAGTTATATCTTTCGTACCAGCCTGAGATACTATTCGTATAACACCGCTTCTTTCCTTTGGATTATAAGTGCTTGCCTCATACTCGTTGTTATAAGAGAGCGTCTTAACTGTTAATTTTCCAGCATTATTACCTTCCCCAATCTCTTTGGTTATATTTAACCAATCCAAGGAATTTTCAACAGTCCAATCTAAGGCTCTATATTCTTCTTGAGGTTCACCACCAATATATTTTTGTTCATAACTATAAACTAATATTTCCCAAATCTCAAGCCTTTTGGTACCATCAAAAGTATAACTATCACTGTCAGGTGAAATAGTAAGGAAGGGCTTCCAAGTTTCTACTACTTGGGGTTTTCCCTTTTGTGTAAAAGTAACTTCCCTTTCTACTCCCTGAACTATCACTTTTATTACTTGTTCTTTATTAGATTCTGATTCATTAGCTGCTTTAGGCTTCACTCTAATAGTAGCAGGACCAGTCCCTGATAAAGAAGATATTTCGAAATCCGACATATTATTTTACTTTCCTTAATTCATTTCTAACCGCATTACGTATCTCCTTTTGTAAAGCTGCTTTTCCACCAGCAGCTTTATAAGCAGGACCCCATAGAGGACGAGGTGGTAAATTACCATCCCTGCTACCATATTCTAACATGATAGCTATCTGGTTCAAGGTTTTTCTAGAAGTCTTACCAGTATAAGTAATCTTCTTGATTCCAATTGGCAAACCTACAAAAGTTCTATTCTTGGTTTTCACTATACTTACCGACCGGGCATATTGACCAGTGAGTTTTAATAGGGTATGAGCTGGGTATTTTTTAAGGGTAGCAAGTGAATGCTTTGGCCAAGATGCGTGGGTACCCAGTGGAGGTACTCCAGTATTCAAACTCTTCTTTACTATACGAAGAAGTTGATTGCCAAACCTTTCTGTACCTTTCGCATAGCCTTTGGTTAAGATACTTGGGGTTTTAGCAATCAACCTTTCTGCACGAGCTTGTTCTCGTTTGTCTGCGTATATTTCTAGAGGACCAATTGGAGTCGATATTGTAATATTAACCGACTTACTTGGCATAATTCTTATCTATTGTTTGGGTTTATCTAATCCCAACTCCTGAGCAATCCTTTGTAAAAGAGTTTCTTGCGTGGTTATACGTTGATCGATATATTGCCGAAATTCATCAAACTCCGGAGCAGGTCTACTTGGAGCAGATTGGGATTGATTAATTGAATTGAGAATATTATCACATTCAGAAACAACTGCCTCAAACTTTGGTCGATTGTTAAGTATATTTAAGGCATTTTGTTTTTGCATAGTAACCTCATTAATTATATTCACTATATCGGTAGTATAATATACCCCATTATAAATACCCTCATCAGATTGTGAAGGTAGGTATATTGTAAGCTGTGATACAGAATCTTGGATCACTAATTCGATACTGTTAACAAAGCCATCTTTAGTACCGGATGCCATGGGTTTACTCTCGCCTACCTTCACAATCTTTGCGGTATCGAAAATGGGATAACCAGACCTCCTGTCTTTCTCTAAGGTAAAGATTACTTCACCCTTTTGTAACTTTTGGAAAATCAATGTTCTTTCGTCCATAATCATTTTCTATTTATTAAATTTAAACCAAATGAAACTGCACCCGGATTCTTTTGCATGAAGTCTACCAGGTTTAAGAATTATTAAATCTATGATAGTTCGAATACGTATTCATAGGTAATCGTCGCAGCAGATTGATTAATGGAGAGTGTAATCTTCTCACCTGATTCATTTTGTGTAACTGTAACCGTAGCAGATCTTGAGGATTCTTCGACGTTCTCTGAAGCTTTACTAGTTACCTTACCACTACTAGCTGAAACGGTAGCCCAAGACGGAGCACCAGATAAGCTTACACCCACCTCATAAATATCTTCAGATTCAGACCCGTTAATTACTTTTGTCTTATAGGATGAGAAATATCGATATAAAGTATCTCCAACAGCAGCATGATAAACAGATTCACTTGTAACCATACCATTCCAATAAAAGTAGTAATTATAACTTACACTAGCTCCACCTTGGGTAATATCCACATAATTAGAAGCCCCCTCATAGTGAGCAAAGACTCTAACAGTTCTAGAACTGGTACTACTGTTTGAAGAAGCAGTAAGGGTAGTCCCAGATAATGTAAAACCCGAAATACCATTGGTACTTAAGGATGGGTCAGCAGTATTATGGCCATCCATTACTGTGTAACCAGAAATATAATTTGAATATCGATCTCTACTTGCACTTGGGTATAAAGTTACACTCCCCCCAGTATTAGAGATAGTGTATGAACTAGCAGTTAGAGTTACAGACCATGAACCATAAGAATAGCTCAACCATTTATTTGCCTCTTGATATACAGGTATACTTACAGATTTAGTTTTACCATTGAGTGATAAAGTACCAGTAAGTGTACCCACTTGGGTTCTAGATTTTATGGTATCTTTCAGATTACTTGCACTAACTGCAGTACCATAACTAATACTAGCACCACTTGTAATCGTACCTCCTCCCGTTGTAGAACCATTCCATCCCCAGGTCTGGGAATAAGTTGGCAAAGTAGTAAATGAACTTCTTGTACCTCCCCTTGCAGGTATATCTGTTACAGCTCCACCACTTGCAGTAATTTCACTATAAGTCTTATAACCTGCAGATTGAGAACAAGATATGGTTACTTTCTTATTGGTTTCTGCTTGGGTTAAAGTTACGGTACCACTACGAGTACTGGTAGAAGTATTATTACCCATAGTTACTGAAGTACCGGTACCGGATATACTTCCTCCATTAGCTCTAGTATAAGTTAAAGAAATTTGGTTACCATAGTTATGACCATTCCTTAATTCTTGCTTGTATGAGGTTACCGTGAAAGTTTTAGTACCTCCAGTTGCCCCAAAAGACATAGAAGTTGGATTTACACTAAACCCATAACTCCAAGATTGAGAAGCTGCAGCTTGGACAAAAGCAACAGTTACTGTCTTACCTGTTATATTTTGTGTAAAAACTAAATTGACCGAACGTTGACTTAATGCAGTATTTTCGGTAGCTACCCAATTACCATTACTACCATCGTTTAACCAATCTGGTATAGTAGAGACCCCATAGGATATACCCTCTGAAGAACCAGAAGTAACTCCATCCAAGTACTTCTGCCGAGTAGAGGTTAAGTTTACATAACTTGGGGTAGATCTCCCACCTAATGCTGGAAAGTTAAGGGTAGTATTTTGAGCAACAAAAGTATACTTATAGGTTACCTTGTGTATATCTTCCAGCTTTACACATTCATTATTTCCATAGGAACTGGCATTGGATAGTTCCAACCCCACATAACTTTCCCCTGTTCCTGTCGGGGAGAGTGCTAACAATTCAGCCTTGGTAGGGCAGTCATTTCCTGTCTTACCAAGGCCTACTTTAGTTTTGACAGCACTCCAGGTTGCTATCTCTCCCATGATTATCTATTTTTTGAGTTCTTGAATCTCAGCCTTCAAAGCCTTAATCTCATCGTAGAGAAGTTTAACACCTTCAATTGCCAAAGTTGACATCTTGTGATATTTAACTTGTTTTACGAGTACATATTCTTCTCCATTGATTTCCAAAGTTTCGAATTCCTCTGGATTAGGTACTGTAGATTTCTCTACTGGAACTTCCTCTACATATTTACCAAATCCCAATCCCTCAAGATTCTGAGCAATAGTTCCCTCGTCCTCTTTACCAAGCATTTCGAATGACTTGGTTGGTATCTGGCAAATCTGTTCCAGAGTATGATTCAAATCCTTAATGTTAGATTTGAGTCGAACATCTGAAGACTCTTTGAAGAAACCGGAAGGAGCCGTGGTCTTAGCAAATACTACCTGGTCGGTAGTTGCCAAACTCAATTGAGCTCTAGTTACTACGTGAGGATTATCTCTTCTACCAGCATGGCTATTGATAGAAGTCTGAGCAGCAGTACCTGCAGCCTTAGCATCAGCAATAGCAGTAGCTTGAGCAGTAGATACTGGCTTATCAGCATCAGAAGTATTATTAACATTACCCAATCCAACCTGAGTTTTAGTAACTGCATGAGGATTAGATTTATTGGCAATGTGATTATTTACCTTAGTTTCTAATGCAGTTACATCTGAACCAGTATCAGCAATCAAATCGTCAACGTAAGTTTTCAATTCTGTACGAAGAGCATTGATAGCATTAGTTCTATTGGTAATCTCATTTGCCAACCCCTGTACCGTATTATCCAAGTTAGTCTTATCAGCTGCAGACATGACTCCTGCAGTAGTCTTAGTTGCTGCTGGTATGGTGACATTCACATCTGTACCTCTACTATATGAGCCCTCTTCGGTATTCTTTACCCATCTAAAATACTTTAATCCGAGATTATTCGTATTTTGGGTAACACCGTTTATTACCGTCATTATCTCCTGAGGTAAACTATTGATTAGTTTATCATGCTCATTATCTTTTGCAATACGAGCTTCTTGTTCATCCTCTATGGCTTTCGGTAGAGTTTGATTAAGTTTTATTACACTTTCTGCCTCCATCAAACCGGCTTCTTGAGTAGTGGCATTGGTTAGGGGAATAAGCATCCCCTCAGGCTGATCTATGTAATGACCCTGGTCATCTAAAGAAGAATAATTACACTGAATAATTATATTCCTCTTGTTTCTGTTAGCTATTGAAATATTACTGATTAAATTTCTAGGCATACTAGATACCACATCCTCAAGATGTTTACCTCTACTACCCTCGAAAGCAGTACCTGCAATTTCTCCAATAATAAGGGAAGAAGTGTTACTATCTACGAATTTAGTACCTGACCAACGGAATTGATAAGGAGGTTCCCCATTAGCAACATTAATGTATATCTTACCAGATTCTCCAGTTACCGGAGTTTGGTGAGTAGCATCAGTATACAACTGAACATTAGTAAGACCTCCAGTAGAGCTTACTTCATAAGTAGCGTATACCTCGATTACATCGTCTACATATGAAGGCAAATGGTTAGCTGGTACCAATCCATTACCATCCAATGGAGCAAACCCATCAGCTTGTCCCTTAGTTGCTACAAAGGCATCATGCTTGGCTTCTAGAGTATCAATGTTATTCTGCAGTTTAGTATCAAGGGCAGTATCAGCATCTTTTCTATCTTGAATCTCTTTTTCTAAAGCAGCAGTCTGAGAATCTCCCAGATTCTTGATAGCTGTATCGATTGCCTCTTGTCTATCCTCAATTTCCTTAGCAATAGCATTGGGCAAAGTCTCATCAAGATTAATCTTATCTTGGGCAGTCATGACTCCTGCAGTAGTCTTAGTTGCTGCTGGGATAGTACCCATTACATATCTACTACCCTTAACATAGACACCAGATTCTGAGTCTAGTTTAGCTCCAGCATGAGTAATGGTGACCTCAGAATCTGAAATTTCTAGATTGCCTCCAGAAGCAAGTACAAAGGATTCTGGTAGGGAATCAAACAACTTCTTATCGGCAGCAGATTGTACACCTGCCTTCTCAGAAGTAGAAGCAGGGATATAAGTAGTCTTATAATCTTCTGGCTCATGAGTATAAATACCATCTTCTTTTTTAGAAGAGAAGTTATGAGTTAAAGTTACATGACTACTTTGCTGGCCTACCTCAACTGGGTTATTACCAGATAAGATGATAATATTATCTGGTATGGAATCAAACAACTTCTTATCGGCAGCAGATTGTACACCTGCCTTCTCAGAAGTAGAAGCAGGCAAGGTAATAGGATTCTGTTCTACAGTACCATCCTCAATTACAGTTTTAGTAGCAGCAATGCCTATTGAAGTCTCATTTGGAGTTACATCCCCAAGAGCAAAGTTAACAGTAGTAATTCTATCTAACTCTACCTTATCCTTAGCAGTCATCGTACCGGCTTTAGTATCTGATGCCTGAGGCAAATCAAAGGTTTCTGTAGTATCAGCATTCAGACCATTATCCTTAGTTACGGTTACGGTTACTTTACTTGCATCGGAATCAGCCGATATATCTGTAAGGGCATTTTCATCCAACCCATCCAACTTAATCTTATCTGCTGCAGTCATGACTCCTGCAAGAGATTGGGTTACCGGGAGAAGTTCTTTAATGGCCTCATTGGATTCTCCGTATTGGTTGTTAGAAACGTCCTTAGTAGAAGTATTTACCTTGAAAGTAAGTTTAGAGTCATCTCTACTTATTTCACTTACACCAGTAACCATGGTATTAGGTAAAGCATCAGAAGTTGCTTCCTCGGCTACCAACCTTTCTTCGTGATCATTGGTAATATTGGTAAATTTGTTATCCAAAGATGTATCTGCATCTATTCTATCTTGGATTTCTTTATCGATACGTTTACCAAGAGCGGTGTCTGCAGCAATACGAGCAGCTTCTTCTGCATCGATATTATCTTGAAGAACTTTATCAGCAGCCTTTCTCTCTTCACTCTCGGTATTAAGGTCAGAAGTATTCTGATCAATCTTTGCTTCCAACCGAATATCTTCAGCTTTACGAGCAGCAATTTCGTTATTTAACAGATCCGTAATGGCCGTATAATTACCATTGATATTATCCTGAATACCCTGGATTAATTCCAGGTTACGTTGGATATTAGCAGTATTCTGAGTTACCAGAGCATTAGTAGCATTCAGAGAAGTTAACAACTCTGTACGAGTTTCACTTACAAAAGTTCTCAGCTCATTTACTGTGGTAGTAAGTGTAGTACTTAAGTTAGTAAAGGACTGTTGTAGAGTATTATCACCTTGTTCTCGTAAGTTCTTTTCGGCTTCAAGCTTATTCTCCAACTCTGTAAGCTTAGTAGTCATAGTTGCTGCAAAGTTGGGATCATCACCGAGAGCCTTAGCAATCTCTGCCAAAGTGTCCAATACTTCAGGAGCTGAACCAATAATGTTTTGGATTGCAGCCTCTACTTGTTCTGCATTCTGAAAGTCAGAATCGTTTAATAACTCCGATACCTTAGTGATGTAGTTTGCATGTTCTTCAATGCCATCAAGTTTAGCATATAGCAAATCCGTGAAGTCATTAGAAGAAAGTACTTTACCATCTACTTTATCTACCTTCTTATTATCCAGTGCTTGGTCGGCAGCAATCCTATCTGCCTTCTCTTGAGCAAGAGCATTACTGATAAGTGTATCTTGATTAGCTCTATCAGTTGCTTCTTTATCAATATTGGTTTGAAGTAGAGTGTCTCCAGCCAAACGTTCATTTTTCTCGGTAAGCATATCTCGAGTGATACCGGCCATATCATCCCTGTGATTCTGAAGATTGGTATCTATCTTTGCCTCCAGAGTGGTCTCTTTTGCAATAGCTCGGTCTTTCTCGGCATTAATAGCAGTGGTATTAGCATTTACCTTTGCTTTTAGTTCATTCATAGCATCGGTATTACCTACCTCTAGAGAATCAATACGAGTTCCTAAAGCATTATCACCTGCAATTCTATCTTCCTTCTCTTGATCTAACTTGAGGTTAAGTTTATCTACCTCGGATTCTAAAGCCTGTTTAGTATTATCCAATTTAGCAGTAAACTCCGTACTTAAAGCATTATCTGCAGCAGTACGATCTGCTATCTCTTTGTCAAGATTTACTTGAAGAACTTGGTCGGCAGCAATCCTTTCTACTCTCTCAGTATTAAGGTCTATATTAAGATTATCAATCCTAGAACTTAAGGCAGTATCGGCATTGGTACGGTCAACGATTTCTTCGTTAATCATATCCTTAACTTCCTTGTAGTTATCACTTACGGTTTTAGTTAAGTTTGTGATTGACTCAGAATTTCTTTCGATATTGTGAGTATTCGTAGCAATAGCCGTTGTATTAGCATTTACTTGCTCAGTAAGCTCATTACGTAAGGTATTGATAGAATCTTGAATACTTAAAGCCAACTCAGATATACGTCTATTAACGTTAGTCAAACTAACATTATAAGCCTCATCTGCAGTCTTTCTATCAGCAATCTCTTTATCTAAAGAAGCTTGAATAGCGGCATCGGCATCCTTTCTATCCTGGATTTCCTTGTTAAGATTATCCCTTACAACTCCAATTGCAGCATCGCCAGTTGCAGACTTATTGTCTATATATTCTTTTAACTTAGCCTCAAGAGCAATGTCTGCATCTTTACGGGCTTGGGTTTCTGTAGCTACTTCAGCACTATTTGCTTCATCACCAGCAATACGGTCTTCTATTTCCTGATTAACCTGTTCAGTAATAGCCGCCAATTTCTTGGTAATAGTTGTAGCAAAATTCGGATCATTACCCAAAGCATCGGCAATTTCCTTAAGAGTATCAAGTACTTCAGGGGCAGCACCTACAATTTCTTGAATAGCTGCTTTTACTTCGTCCTCAGTTTGGAAACCTGAATCGTTGATAAGCTGAGATAAATGGGTAATATAGTTGGCATGTTCTTCAATACCGTCCAACTTAGCTTTGAGTATATCTGTAAAGTCATTCTTAGTTAATGAATAACCCTCTCGTTTATCCACCTTTTGATTATCGAGATCGATATCGGCATTTTCACGAGCCATAGCCTCTGCAGCAATTGCCTCGAGTAATTGGGCTTTATCTGCTTGGCCCTGTAATTTTATATCCTCAATTTTATGATCAAGGACTAAATCCTGAGCAGCTCTTGTAGTTGCTTCTGAATCGATATTATTCTGTAATACCTGGTCAGCAGAAGTACGAGCTTGTGCTTCTTTATCGATGTTACTCTGAAGAAGGTTATCGGCATTTGTACGATCGGCTACCTCTTTAGAAAGCTCATTGTGAAGAACTTGGTCCTCCGAATGACGGTCTACTCTTTCCTGATCTATTTTACTCTGAAGAGCCTGGGTATCAGATTGGCGATTAGTAATTTCCCCGTTAATCTTAGAATCCAAGACAGTATCAGCATTGGTACGGTTGGCAGTCTCTTCAGCAATTTTAGCTTCGAGTGCGGCCTTATCATTGATATGAAGGGTCTTAAGTTCATTTACACTTTCCTTAATCTCAGCATCAGCAGCGATACGTTCTTCTCTTTCCTGTTGAATGAGTCCCTTGAGTTCATTCTCAAGTTCATCATTATTATTATTTATTTTATCGTTAAGGTCTTTGATGTCCTCGGTATTCTTGTCTACCTTTCTTTCAACTCGATCAATTTCTGCCTTTAAATCTGACTTTACAGTATCAATCTTCTTGTTAATCTGATCTAGCCCATATTCAAGATTATCCTGAACTGCTGCTACTGCTGCACCCAAAGCGGCTTCTGCCTCTTTAGCTCGATTAACCTCTTCTGTTAAAGCAGTACGTAATTCGGTTAGCTTATTGGTAATAGTTGTAGCAAAATTTGGATCATTACCCAAAGCTTCTGCTAACTCTTTAAGAGTATCAAGAGCATCATCTGCACCATCAACCAAATCACTAATCATCTGTTTAACTTCTTCCTCAGTTTGATACTTTAAGTCATTTTCAAGCTGAGATACCTTAGTGATGTAGTTTGCATGTTCTTCAATGCCATCAAGTTTAGCTTTTAACTCATCAGTGAAGTCATTCTTAGATAAGTCATACCCTTCCTTCTTATCTACCTTATTTTTGATAGAAAGTACGAAAGCCCAGAACTCATTTATAGTTCCCCCAAAGCCAGCACGAACAAAGTCATCATAGTAACCCTGTAACAACCGCTGGTCAATCTCTTCGCAGGTGTAATATTTACTTACATACATATTTATAAAATTTAAGGATTAATTACTGAACGTTGACGACCCAGTAAGAATTCCGAATCTATATCCCTGAATGGTTCTCCCTCTGAACCACAGAAGGCATTCATTGGTATATTCGGATTTTCTGGATCTACATCTCCACCGTCTTCTATATCCCCCCGTATGCAAGCATAATCGGGAAGCTTATTTACACGGAATTTCATTACCTGGCCTATACCAGGATGAGGTATTATTTTATCCCAGATATCACCGAAGTAATCTTGAAAGCAGGTGACAAATTTGTTTCCGGTCATCGATTGAAATGCCGTTACATCGTTGCCATTACCTTTCATTTCAATATGAACTCCAGATGTACCATTAAGGATAACCAGATTACTATCAAACCAGATTCCACTGGAGGTAGTAATTGGGGTCCACCTCAGTACTAACATCTTTGCCATACACTTAATGTTTTATTCTACAAATTCAATTTTGGTATCTCGGTCTCTCTTTAGGATAACCATGAAAACTAGAGCCTCATCCTTTGCCTGAGCAGTTTGAGTGTCACCGGATGGTTTATACGTTATACCATTGATTACGAACCTATCTTGTTCCCAATTAAAATCCCAATATCCCTCAGAGGTAAGATAACCAATCTGTTCTATATAAGATTTAGAAATTAGTATTGATAAGTTTTCATCGTCCAATTCTCCAGTTACTGTAGCCTTATTAATTGGCCAGTTTCTGAAAGCATTGTAGTAACATAATGCCTCGATTTGGATATTGTAATACTTGGGTATACTATCTTCGGCATGACTGAGAAGTTGGTTAACATTTTTTGCCCAAGTTATGGTTTGTCTACCAGCATCCCAATCCAAGAAATCGGTGATAATTTTCTTGTATCTATCCCAAGAGCGGTTCTTTACCATTCTCCATAGTTCTTTTGTCATATTTTAGTTAAAATTGAGTCATTACCACCCTTTACTGGTGCACTCGGGTTAGGCCCATCTAATATACCAGGTTTTCTTCGGTTAACTACCCTTGGTGTTACAGTTCTGAATACTTCATCGCAGAACGGTAAGTAGATTTCTAACCGTGAAGCTAACATACAAAGGTTCTTTCTTAATTCATCTATTAATCCACCCGGTTGCATTGCTTGAGAGAGCGTTTTCCATAGGGAACTTGTAGCATCTGCCAGGGTATCATAATATTGCACTTCAGTAGGCCCAGTAGTGATTTGTTTAATTCTATCACCTCGGGCAAGTTCTGGTTTAGAGGTACCATCACCGGTTTGTTCTTTGGTAGAAGTTAATTGACTTAAATATTCAGAAGTACTCGTTAATAAGTTAAGTATCTTCACATTAAGAAAATCCCATGCTGCCAATTCCATTATTAATTGGTTTTCTAGTGCTTCATACCATAATTCGTCAGTATATTTATCTGGTGGAATTGTATGATTTACTAGAGGTCCAATATAATATTGCCACTTGGTGATGTAAATGGATTTATCCTCTCGTGTCATACCATCGGAGATTTCTGATGGAATATAATGGTCAATTAAATTATATATTGTATCGGCTAATGCCGTATGCCCATAATCACAAACTACCAGAGTCTTATCTACGGTGATATCTAAACCATTCGAGTTAGTTACATGTAGGGTTACTGTATAGAAACCGGGAGCTTCATAAGAATAGGAAACATGTCTTCCACCATTGAAAACCTCTCCCTTATCATCGCCAAAGTCCCAGTCAAAAATAGATTTGGCCGGGACTTTGGATATGACTCTGAATGAAACTTCCAGACCTGACGTAACGTACAAAAAGTCCAGATTATTTTTCATATTAGTCTGTCTTATGTAATTTTCATATATTAACCTTTAGAAGAAGATTCAAATTCTTCCAGCAAAGCCTGGAGAAGTGTTTCTACTGTATCATCTTTCTCGGCAACGATTTCATGTAAACCAGCTACCAGCTTCAGTTCTTCAAGAGAATATCCCTTTGAAAGCTTTTCCAAAGTCATGCCCTTTTTAAACTGGGCATTTAACCTCTTGTCCAACTTTTCGATATCAGCCTCTGAATACTTTTCGATTTCCGATTTATCGGCAATAATAATCAGATGACCCGAAGCAACAGCCTTCTGAATTTTCGGTGTACGGAATTGACGACGAGTGAGTTCTTTTTCTTCTCCTCTACAAATGGTAATACCAGTTGATTGGTCATGAAAACTGTAAGCTCTTGGTCCCACAGTTAATGTATATTTATCTTTAGCCATATTTCCTAAGATTAAAATAAAAGGTGATTAAAGAGGGGATGGGTCTTTTTAGTTACCCACCCTCTCTGGGAATTTATATAGATGAAACCGGACGTTCTTATTCAAGATTAACCATCAGGTAAGGATCTACGTTCATGAATTCTGGGAATCCGAATTCAGAGAACTTCTTATCTGCAGCCAGCAACAGAGCAGCATCTTGGTACATCTTGGAGAAGCCAGTAGTTAAGCTTGCATAAACAGCCTCGGTTTGGTTAGAAACGATTCTTTCAGATTCCAACATCAATTGACGAGCGGTAAGCTTAATCAAGGCAGCAGATGTATCAATCAACAGCAACTGCTGGTCAGGAGTACCCGGGTGAATATAGAAGTCAGCATTCTTGGGAACCGGAGACTTCACATTCAGTGTAGCTTCAGTTGTACCAGAATGACGATCTTTGAATTCTGGCAAGTTCAACATTTCAATTGCCTGATCTTCACCACCAATCATAGTAGTAAAGTTACGTCCCATACGAGCAGCACGAACCCAAATATGCAATAGATCCTTGTAAGTAATGCCATTGGTTGTTTCGTATACACCAATTACTGGGGCAGACTCAGAGCCATCAGGGTTGTTACCATTGATAGCCACGTCCATAGCCAGAGTATCCAAAGCATAACCCAACTGAACACCAAAGTCACGAAGATAGATCCCCAAGACATCGAGTGAAACATAGTTACGAACTTCATCAGTAAGTTTGAAACCCTTTCCGATTTTGAAGAGGCTAACTGATTTTTGTCCGAAACTAACATCACCCAAGGGAATAGTTTCTGCTTCGTTAACCTTTGCAGGAGCAGCATCCGACATATTAACCATCGGCATAATTGCTTGCAATCCGTTAATGGATTGGTCTGAAGCGATGATGTTCGGATAGAACGGTGCTTGACGCATACCCAGAGTGATAGCAGCACGGATAATCTCCGGAACAATCCAACGGATATTCTGCTGAGGCATAGTAAAGATGTTCTGCATGGTATCAACCTTTGGATTGATGCCCACCTTTTCGAAGAGTTCATCCTGTGAAATTCCCCATTTACCTGTAACCAATTCTTCAAAGGTTACTTCTACAGGCTTCTTATCCTGTGAACCGGAACGAACAGCTTCCAAGCTTCTTACCATTTCCGGCAGCTCATTCATAAAGTCCTGAGCCTTCATTTTTGTAATATCAATCTTATTTTCCATAACTTTCTTTTCTCTTATTTAATGAGTACTTGGATTACCTCATTTGCCTCCTCTGCAGGATTGAGGGCAATGAACGGAGTTGAAATACCTTGATTAGCCTTAACGAAACGGTCGTTAAGCAATGCTCCATCGGGAGTTACATAGCCAGCTTCGATAGTTCCGTTTGATACCCAGTTACAAATCATATAACCTTCTACAGCCACGGTTACTTCTACTGGGAAGTTTCTTTGAGGCTGATAAGCCGGGTTAACGTTATCCGTTACTGCCACACCCAAGTAAACTTGAGTAGACGGGTCAGTACAAGGGTAGATCAAACCGTCTTCATTTAAAGCTACCGGCATACCTTGTACAATTTTCTCTCCAGCTTTAACATTGAAAGCCTGATGCAATTTGTGGGATTCACTCTTGTAAATCACCGCTCTCGGAGTTCTTTCCCCAAAGAGAGTAAGTTGCTGAGGATCGTTTACGATTTTCGTTGTTTCCATAATGCGGATATTTATATAATAACTTATTTAATTTTGTTTCGATACAAATTATCGATCACATTCTTAGTACTCGGTAATTCGGAATTCTTGGTTGTGTCTGCACCGTCGGTAGTTTTTTTACCTTGAGTATCATCTTCAGTAACTGAAGAAGCACGGTTAACATCCTTAGAACCACACTTAGAGCAGGTGAGAGGGAACTTCTCTTCCAAGCGAGCTTGGTAATCCTTAGTCAAGGAAACAAGAGTAGTAATACCAGTTGTTTCTGCATTAAGCATTGTAACAATGGTTTCATCAGCATTATCACCCATCAACTTTTTGTAGGTTGCTACTGCATCTTCACGAAGAGAAGCAATATGATTCTTTCCTACAGTTGCCATCTCTTTCAGATTAGCCACTTCTGCATTCAGGTTAGTAACCTGTTCCGTAAGAGAATTTTTCTCTGTAGTAAGGTTATCTACTGAAGTTTGCAGTTCATTTCTGGATGATACCAAACTTTGAATGCAGGCAACTACTGTTTCCTGATTCATTTCTTTACCTTCCTCAAGGGTAAGCAGATTATCCCCGAAGAGGCTCTCTAGAAATTTTTGTAATTCGTTCATACTATTTTTTTCGTTTGATTGATTATCCTTGGCATCATTATCATTAAAAGAACCTTGAGTATCGTCCTTTTCTTGATAAGAAGTTAGGTCAGATTTATAATCGGTAAAGAAGTATTGCTTCGATTTATCGTCTCTATATTCTTCATAAGATGCCCAAGTTCTTTTAGCAAAGGTAGGATTAATAATCTTACCATCAGAACCGATTTTTTGAGCAAAAGAATCAGCTCCATGAGATACCAATGAAGTCTCCAGGTAACGAACTATCTCAGTAACCATTCTACGTACCATCACTCCCTTAGAATCATAGGTACCGAGTTTCTGATAGAATTCGTTGTCCTCCATTTGGGGATGTGATTTATCCCACTTGAATTGTACTGTGACAGAGTTACTGTGAATTGAGGGTGGTTCCATAAGTATACCTCTAGCAATCCTTGGATTGGCTTTACCATCAATTTTCAGAATACCGTTGATACCTGCAGGTATAGTGAAACTTCCATCTTTGTAAGACTCTTGCCACATTACCTGAGATACAGCACCAATAGCATTACCTATGTTAGTTTCATGGTCACAGTTTACTGTTTGACCAAGTAACATTTTCATAGAAGCTTTCAATACTCCATTTTGACCAAAGTCTGTAGGATTCCAATTCTTAGATACAATCGTTTCCGAAAGTAATCTGAACATAGGTTCAATGAACTCTTCATCCTTAGGAGTTAATTCCGATTTATCCAGGTTAGGATAATAGGTATTATAATCTATATCCCCTCCCCAAAATCCAAATTGAGCAATGGAGTCCGGTGTAGGATTCTTCCATTTATAGTAATTCTCTGAGAAAGTCTGGGCTCCCACTGCTTCTGGTATATAACCAGCCATAATGGTATGGCCTTGACCTATCACCATAGAATCAAGATGTTCTTTGTTTTTCTTTGTAAATTTACTCATCTTGGTTTAGTATTTTGGTCTCCTCGAGAAGGAGCCGGGTTATTCTTATCTCTTGACCTACGAGCAGATTGGTTTTTATCATCCTGCCTTTGTTTCTTTTTAGTTCCCTCTTGAGGATCTAAATTACCACCTTTAGCAAATTGATCTTCCAATGAAACTCTTGGTTCTTTCTCATCCGGGGAATCATAGCCCATTGCCCAAGCATACTGTTCTTGGCTAATAATACCAGCCTTATACAGTAAGTCAAGGTTCTGTATCTTATACTGAAGACCCTGTTGGATTTTAACTTCATCAGAAACTGTAGAAGTTCCCCAATCAATCTTCATTCCCTTATTATTAAATCCTGCCAGACGCAGTTCTAGAGAATAAAGTCGATCTAATACATAAGCTACAAGCATTTGGATATTTTTTAACTGGCTAATCATCTTAGACAGCATTATACCCGTTGCCCCTTCACCAGTAGTAGCAGATACTCCAATGATAGAGCCATTAACTCCCAAACCATTAGCCACGGATTGTTGATTCATATTCCAAGGCTTTTCGATATTACCAAGTTCTTTGGTAGTAGAGTTGAGTTTAAATTCGTGGTCATCAATATAACCCGCAACAACCCCATCCTTCATGCCATCCTTAACATTACGTTTTAAAAGATTGAGCTCTCGGTTTAGTCTAGATTCGTAGGCATTTATACTTTCGTTAGCCCTTTGAGGGGATTTCTGCATTTTAGCTTCAAGAAAACCCACCATACCACAAATCTCCATGATATGTTTGAAATTAATCTTCATATCATTTTGACCCTTGAGAGAATCTAAGGCAGGCATAAAGGGAGGAACTCCATAGGGTTCATCTGTATCATTGAACATACCAACATAGAAATAAGTTTCTGGGTTAAGCTTAATGTAATCTTGTTGCTTGTTCCAGTAATTATGATTCTTTTGATAAGGATGATACACCCCATTTAATTCACGTTTAAACTTGATATATTCTGGTTTAAGGAATAATACCGTAGCCAAACCATCTAGTTTATCATTGGGAACTCCCTCTACAGATATTGCTCCACTTACAAGAAGTTGAACAATCATTTTGTTAACTAAACCATCTATACCGGCAGTATATCTGGTCCATCCTTTGGTTGCTTTTTTAAGATGGTCTCTCATCTTAGAAGCCTCTTCATCGGTATTGTTTGGAAAGGTTACTGTATGACTGGTGTTAGCTAACTTAAACATATCTTGCAATGCAATGCCCATATCCGGATTTACTTTATATAAATCTCGGATTAAAGGTATTACATCAACACGAAAAGAGGGCTCGACTAATTTAGTCAACCCCTGTAATGATGTGATTAAGTTATCGCTATCATCGTCAACTGAAACTCTACCAGGTGATATCGGAGTGGTAGGCTTTTGCTCTTTATTAGAGGAGGTACCATCTTTGGGAGGGTCCTTCTTACGTCCCCAAACCCAATTAAAATTGAAGTACTTTTTCATCTTGGTTGTACGATTACGTTAGTTTTTCCTTTCCTTATGTGATTGCATATTGCTTTTCCAAATATATCATCATCTGAGTATACGTCTCCTTCAAGGTCTACATCAACAGCAGAATTATTTGCTCTATGTTTACCCATTGCAACAGGCCTACCTAAACCATCATAGATGAAAGTATAAGCTTCCTGAACAAAGAATGGGTCCTTTATGATTACGTTATCATTTCTGATATCTTCTTCTAAGTTTTCTATTATCACTGAACGATTCTTTTGTGTAGTTAACCAACCTGGAGATTGGTCCATTTCTGGTCTACTCTTTCCCTTTTTCTTAAGCATTTTTTGGTAGTAGTACAGCTTTGGATAACCTTCATCTTGAAGTTTAGAGGTTACTGCTAAACCCACATCATTAGATTCTGGAGCTATAGTAGCCCAATTATACAATTGCCCGGTATCTCCAAGTAATTTAGCATAAGCCCCTACTGCCATTCTTCCCTTATATATTGCTTGTTCTTCTCCTGTCTTATCCATACAAGTGAATGAGGAATAGTCAGAAGCTCTACCAGTTGCAACGTCAGCACCAATGAAATATTCTTTATCGGATTCCGGTTCACAGAATTGCCTATATTGACCATTGAATCTTTTCTTTATTACTGGATAATCACTAAGGCAGTCTTCGATAGCCTTAATATCAGCTAAATCGAAGACTGTATTACCTGATGACAAAAAGTCACCGTCTATTTCTTGTGCTGTTCGTTTTGCACCCAAAGCAGAAGACATTTGGTTATACCAATTTATATCTCGTTCCGGGTGCATCTGCCAGTATAATCGAATGGGATTGAAGGGGTTACCTCCAGCAATGGCATCTACCCAAGTTGAATGATAAAAGTTACCAACTCCATAAGGAGTGGAATTGACGATGGCAGCTCCACCAGTGGAAAGAGTAGGAAAAGCAGCAGCCCAAATTTGAGCAGCCCATCTAACTACTGCTGCCTCGTCAATTACCAAAAGGGAAAGAGATTCCGAACGACCAGCTTCAGATGATGTCGGAATTGATTCAATAAAAGACCCATTATCAAATTCTATCATGGATGCTGATCCGTATTCACCAGCCCTACCGTTTATAATGGGAGTTTGAAGGTACCATGGTAGATTTTTGTACATGAACTTAATCTTCTTAAGTACTTTTTTAGCAGTGGTATCCTTGATAGAAATAATGTTTATCTTTTTGTTGGGATGGTACATCGCCAACCAAAGACAGTACATAGAAATCAATTCTGTAATACCTGCCTGACGAAATTTCAAAATGATATTGAAACGTTGAGCAATAAAATTATACAAAACCGATTTTTGAAATGGGTAAAGTTCGAACCTTACCTTTCCCCTTACTGGATGTATCACATAACAGAAAAGACTGAAAAAGAAAACATCTACTGTAACCCTTGAAAGATTTGATAACTCTTCTCGAGTTAAAGTAGTTCTAGTTTCTGAGATAGTCTTTGCCATATCTAAAAGTTATAGGTTATTTGAAATTCGATGTCAGTACCTATACCAGATTTTATCTTCGGATAGTAAAATGTATTGACCCCGAGTTTGTAATTAAATCTCTTAGTCTTGATTGAAAGACCAGCTCCCATATCGAAGAGATTATTGAAAGGTCTATATTTGCCGTAAACATAGGGCTTAAGTGATAACCTTGCAACTTTCTTTCGAGTTAATTGACCTTCATACCAGTTGTAGTTGTACTTATCTAAATCGATTGGGAATAGTCTAGTTGAATAAGTGTTAGTCTCCTTATTGAACAGACTTAAGTTCAACTTATCTTTCTTCAAAACAATTTGAACCAGGGAATCTTGGTTACTGATAACTGGCTGCCTTAGCATGGAATCAGGAAAGAGAGTTGGCTGCTTATTATCATGAACTAAGATTTTACCTGGTTCAATTTTTTCAGAGTACTTCTTCTCTGGTTTAAAGGGTTTCTCTGTGTATACTGTATCTGGGATTTCATTGACCGCTAGTTCCAGGGAATCAACCTCTCGAGAAAGTTTGTAATTCCTGAAGCAAAGGTAAATAGTAAATCCTAGAAGTACAATAAACAAGGCCCTCTTTAAATTCTTCATTGTAATTTCGCTTTTAGTGAAACTCTGGTACTCACTCGTTTCCTTGTTTTCCCTTAACAATCCCTTTCTTACCTTCAGAATTGATTTATAGGTTATAGCTTTCTTTACCAGAAAGCACTTTCCTAAAAAAGAAAAACTTAATAAAAAGAAAAAAGGGTTTTCAAACAGCTCAATTTAGCTCAGTTTTGATGAATCAATTTTCTTGAGGCATTTTTTGAACCAAATACCTATTTCCCCTACTGCCCCTTTGGCAATTGTATACCTTGCCTTGTTAAGCCAATAATGGTAATCCTTAAAATCACCTTCGAAGGTATTACTATTTTTGTGAAGGTAAACTTTGAATTTATCAGGGAATCCCATAATTGCCTTGAAGTCTTCGATTCCCAAGGGGTAGCCATCTGGTCTAAATTGCCTATCTGCAGGTCTTAGAGTTAAAGGTGGTTTATCATACTCCAATCGATATACTCCTGGAAGAGTACTCATCTTTGCAGTTTTGATAGGCCACTTCTTTTCATCCTTGAAATCTCTAACCCAGAGTCTATGTATCTTTGCTACTGTAAGATTCTTCTTCTCAGGGAGCTTTCGATAGTCATACATTGCCAGAGTTTTACTCATGAACGGAATCTGGTTAGTATTATTTTCCTGAGAGAATGTGAGTGGTTTAAGTAAATTTCTAGTAGTTGTTGGAGTTTTTACTTGGAATACTTCATCAAAAGCATTCAAGTATTTCTTACCAGTTTTTCTATGTACTCCAATGATAAGTAATCTCTTTCGTGATAACTGTGAGTTACCGTAGTCAGAAACGCTTCTTTCGTGAAAAATAAGTTTATAGTCTTCAAAAGTTTTTTGAAGATATTCTTTTGGGAGCAAAGATAGCAAACGAGGTAAGTTTTCAATAAGAAATATCTTAGGTTTATAATGTAAGATTGATTGAATTACTAGATTCAGGGATTTATTCTCTTGGGGATTGCCCAATTCTTTTACTTTTGAAAGCCTCATAATAGAAGATGCTCCACAGTCTGGACTTGAAAGTATGATGTCTGGCTTACAATCTGGGAAGGTTTCATCTTTATAATATGATATACCACCAAAGTTCAATTTCCACTGCTCTAAGCCTTTAGTATAAAATACTCCTCGAGTTTCTATATTAGCTATCAAATTCTTTCTAAAAGGGAACAAAAGGATGCCTGCACCAGCAGACACCCCTAATACTTTTAATTTTTTCATTTCTTGTAGCTTCTCAATTTAATGTACTTAATCCAAGCAAATGGCTTACGGTCTTCCAAGTAACTCAGATTCTTATCATTATTGTGGGCTTCTTCTTCGAAACTTACATCATGATATCTTTCATTCTGTTTATTCCACTTGGCAAAGCACATGATAATTAGGTATTCGATAACATACCAAAGGTAGAAGAATCCAAAAGTCAGAGCCACTACCCACCAAAAGGATATACCAAATGATAACCAGAGTATGATACCGAGTACTAAACCCACTATACTACATTCAATCTGTTGTATCTGATGAATACATTCATGATTGATATCATCAGGTTTACACTCTTCTACTTTGTGTTTAAAGAATGAATTATACACCAGAGTAATTGCTTTGTAACTGGGGAAAAGAAATACTTTTGCTACCCAGCTGTTAAAGTGACATCTTTTCATAACTTATCTTTGAAGTTTTCGTAAGCATTTCTTAGTTTTTGGTCGTAGGCATTCTGGGCATACCCGGGACCATTATACTTCTTGGCAAAGCCAGCCCAGTCCTTTTCTTTGAGATTACTCAAACAACCAGAGTTTTTCATGAAATAATACATGAGTTCTAGTTGATTTGCATGAGATTCTGACATCTTATGAACGAATTCGAAGACATCTTTACATTCACAGAGGTTGTGATTGAACCCACAAATCTGGAACATACCCCAACTTGCAGACTTCAATGCACATTCTTCGTCAATTTCTTTAGCTAATTCGAGTCTCTTATACTCGTGTACACCTCCCAAATACTTCGATTTATCCCATTTAGGGAAGAAAATCGTAGAATATCTCTTACAAAGGTAAGCTAAATCTCTGTCAGGGAATTTCTTATGTACTTCTTTGTACATAATGTGACCCTCAAAGAGAATTTGAGGCCTACCGTCAGCTAAAAACCCGTCTCTACCGGCAGCTTCCACCAATTGGACAGCTTTCAATAGGGCAGGTTCTAAACCTAAGCGAATAGCAAGGTCTTTAATCATTTCATTTGTTAGTTTATCCATAACTTATCAGTTTTAATGGTTCAATTTTAGTAACAAAAGTATTGCTTATAACCCATTTTTAGGATGTTTCGAGGTTCTATTATCATATATAACTTATAAAATAATGCAATATGGACAAGAAAAATGAGTGCCAGATATGTGGCAAGCCCATTAATTTAGAGGAATTTGATGAAACTCGGGAAATCCCTCAACTTATGGCAAGAAAACAAGTTTGTTTTAAATGTGCTTTTTGGTTTAATCGATTAGCTTATGATAAAGAACTTGAAAAAGAGAAGAAAATTGCCGTAATTACTCCCGATTATTCCCATTGGATAACTAGAATACCGGGAAGTATTTTAATGGTACCTTCTGCTTTTGGGGGAATTTACCAAACTAAACTCCAACCAGTCAACACTCTTGGTGTTATAGATGAAGATAAAGAGAAACTTTTCATCATCCGTTATAATAACATCACTCACCAGGGCACTATACCGGAGCATCTAAGAGATGCTTTTAAAGTAAACGGAATATTTCTATCTCCACAGGAATACAAAATGCTAGAGGATTACCGGGGCAATGCCTATGAATTTATAAAAAATAAAATAGATAATGCAATAAATAAAGAATAATTTCGTATATTTGCATAAAGAAAATTTCTAAATAAAAAATAGATATGAAAAAAGAAAAGAAAGAAGCTAAAAAGCTCAAAGAAGGTGATGAAGTTATCTTCGTATTATCAGGAAGACCCATCACAGAGAAAGTAACAGTAGAATCCATCGATAAGAAAGGTGGATTTGCAATGCTCAGTAACCGGGTAAAAGTTGCAAGAACTCTCGGTCCTGATAATACATATCCAAGGTTGGATGGGCAAAAAGGAGATGTTCTTCCTCTCACAGAAGAACATGAGAAAGCCTACCTTGCATATAAGGCTTATTTCTCGATTAAGAGAAACATAGAGTTCCTTGACAAGGAAATGAAAAGTATGAAAGATACCGATGCTTTTGATATGATGATTGATTTCGATAAGAAGCTTACCAAGATTATTAACAAATACCTCAAAGAACAATGACTACTGTATTAGCAATAATTTATTTGGTATGCTTACCGTTCACTGTATTTTTTGTAAGGGTTTGCTTGGATTATTTACCCTATACTCACAAAATACACTCTCTCGTTTTATTCATCTCGGTATGGATAGTATTACCTCTATTTCCGATTTATCTATTAATCAGATACATAAAATACAAATTACTATGAGATACTTTTTTGACAGAGATGGTAATTATGCTGGGACATCAATGCAAGGGTGGGAGATTCTTCTCCTACTCTTGTTCCCAGTTGCTTTAATAATTTTCCTCGTATTCTTACCTTTCTATGTATTTTATAAATACAATTCTAGAGAAGAGGATAAAAAATACGAGGAAGAACATCCAGAAATACTAAAAGTAGATTCTTATATTACCTGCTGGTATCCCTGGCATAGATATTCTACACCATATACCCTTACTCTAATACTCTGGGTAATTGCTTTTATAATTGGGATATTATCTTAATCTCAATATAAGTCTTAGGTTGGAGCTCCCCAATAAAAGTTCAAATCTAATGGATATTTTTTAGTGGGGTTAAACCTACTGGAGAGTATAAGAGTACCACTGCTAACAGAGGGAGTTGAAACTTTTGTAAGAGTATAGGAACCCAATTCAGTTGTTTTTGTTGTAAAGTATTGGTTATCGGGTATATTGTAATTAGGGGAAAAAGCATTACCATCTTTATCAAGGCAGGACCAAGACAACATGTCGTAATTCCCTGGGTACACAGGAGAAATATAGACATTAATCATATTTCTATTTTGATTTACTATCCAATTCTTATATAGGGTACCATCGGCCATTGATCCATATTCACCACTAATATTGGTATCTGCAGCAAAAAAACTATCCATTGTAGTCCCAAAGAGAGTTAGGGGAGAGAAACGTATTTCCCAATATTCTTTTTCTTCAGGAGTAGTAAGGTGTAGATTTATTTTATTACCAGATTCACTTTGTGTAAGTACACAAAGCCCAGAAGTACCGTCATTTTGTGCAGTAATCTGAATCTCATTGTTACTCTTGTCTTCTTCTAAAAGATAGTCAGAGTTATTGATGCTAGCAGTATATCCAACCCCAATAACTCCGGACAATTTGCCATTTACATACTTACTCTTTTGAGATTGTATTGTCCATCTCTCAGAGTTTCCATTTCTTATTTCTGCATATACATCTTGGGTAGATCTTTCACCACCCCTACTACTACTGATTCTGAATTCTGTTTTTTCTTCCATAATCACTTTAAATATTAGATTAGTTATTCGATGAATAAATTCCAATTTGCTCTCCTTGAGATTTGGGGATATATGTCTAGAAGATCTACGATGGTCCTATTGTCTGAACGATCGAAGAAGTTTATATCGACACTATAGATAGTATGTGGACTTGGGTAATTGAAGTCTGTAACTATTACATAGGTACCACCAGGTATCTTAATCCCGGGTCGTTCTGCAACCCAGGCATCATCTTTATATTGTACATTTGGACCATTTACTGCTCCATAGTTTGCGGTAGACCAAGGGGAGTACCTATACTTACTCTGAATATCATAGGTGAGGTCCTTGGTAGTATTATCTCCAGTACCATCCTCATAGCCTACCCATACAAAGCATCGATCTACATTAGAAGCCAACTTCGTTTGTACATTCAGCACTAGATTTGGAGCACCTGCTGCTTGAGTGAAGCCAACATAGATTATATTACCTGATTCGGATTGAGTAAATCTATTGCTAGCATTTCTCTCAGAGCTTGTAGTATTTTCTTGGCATACTGCTTTTACGTAATATCCCAATTCGGTGACTCCAAGCTGGTTGGCAGTTCCCCAATCTGTGACTTCTATCAGGGAAGTAGTAAACCAGTTAAGGTTAGAATAGTTGCCTGTGAAGCTTACTCCTATTTCTTCTGACAGATTCCCATTTATCAGTTTTTTCTTATAAGATTCGAGGAGGTAATAGAAAGTCCCCCCCCTCCGAGGGTAATTTAAAAGTTTTAGTTATAGTACTCATTGTTATTTTTTTTTGGTTTATAGAAAGAACTTTGATATCGCCAATACCAAAGGGATAATCCGAAGTCTATGATATTATATAATTTGGAAAGGATTAGTATATGAAAAATTGGTATAGGGCAGGTACCATTAAGGTACAAGTATTAAAGGATGAAGGCAATAAGAGGATTCTTAAATGCAGAGAGGGTAATAGGGTTTGGTATCAGATTTGGATTACCCAAATGGATATGATATGTATTGAAAGATACTTTGATGGGTATGGTGAAGTTAAGAGATGGTGGATAAGGGATCTTCAGATTTGGTATGTTTTCTTTTATGAGAAGAAAGGTGGTAAGACTCGGGGAGTTCTTGGGAAGGATAGGACTAAGGATTTAATTAGGAGTATTCTGTAGGATAAGTTGCCAGGGATATTTGGTCTCTGGCTTCTTTGTGTGTGCATGTGTGGTGTGGGATATCTGGGCATGCCCTTATCACGAAGAGTGATTTTTGTGGGGTAGTAAAATATGTAATTTGCCTTCAAGGTACCCCTTAATGCGAAAGCTTCGAAAGTTGTGGTACTAAAAGGGGAGTACGGTTACGTTAAATTTAACATTTGTAAATAAAAAGTAAGGGACAAAGTTTTATTTGTCCCTTTGCGCTTTCTTTACTCTTTAATTACAAATTGTTTAAAGAGTAATCTAATTATTTTAGTTCTGCAAATTTCTGTACTTTGGAAACAAAAGAGAATAAAAGTATAAACATTAATATTTAAACCTTTTCTATTTGTTTCTTTGCAAAATTCTTTATCAATGATAATATAATAAACATTTTCTAAATTTTCGTATTCATCTACTCTACTAATTACAAAATTATTCCAATTTAAAAACAATGTAATTATATAAAGAAAAACGAAAAGCAAAATTATAAAAGAAAGAAATACATATAATAATATCATAACTTTATTTTTGTGATAGGGAGTAAAATACTCCCTATCTGATTAATACTTTATTTGATTGATTTTTTTACAATTTCAAGACCTTTTATTAATATCTCTTTCTTTTCTTCTTTTGTATTTTCGCTTGCAATCGAAGAAAAGGAAAAATCATTTAAAACATAGACTTGTTTATAAAAGTCTATAAAGCCCTCAATTAGTTTTTTATCTGCATTTGTTGCGATAGTTGAAAGAAAATTAAATGTAACATTTCTAAATTTTTTTCGCAAAGATTTGATTTGCTTTTCGTTTGCTCCCAAAAACAACTCTTTTTTATAGATTTCTGTTTTTGTTCCTAAAGCTGTTTTAAAAAGTCCTTGATTTTTTTCTTTCACAGACTTTAAAACGTCTAAAGCAATTAAACTATTTGCTTTGCTGTTTGCTACTGCTTTTTCTACACTCACTTTATTTACTTTTGTTGTCATAATAAAAACGCTTGAATATTTTATTATTATTATTTTATAACCTTTTTGATAGATATTCAAGACTTATTAAACTATCTAATAAGGTTTGTTTCATTTCTATATTGCAAAGATAAGAACTATTTTTTAATTAGCAAAATTTTTAGAGAAATATTTTCTTAAAAAGTTTTAATCAAAAATTTATTCAAATATCGCTTTATCTTTTCGACATTGCAAAGATACGGACTTTATTTTAATCTACAAACATTTTCAAGAAAAATTTTTGAGAAAATGAATATTTTTATTTTCAAAATTATTTTTCTTGAAAAATCTATAAATTCAAAAAATTTATTGCACCCTAAAAAGGACTTAATTTTTGCACTTAATTTTGGGGGTTCACAAGGGGAATCTTCGCACGCCTTGTAGTGGGCATATATGATATGTATATGGATATTCCCATATGGCCTATGCCTGTCCTCTAGGAAGTGTATTATATACCTGTATATTGATAGGGCCATTAATGGACTAAGGTGATAAAGAATTAAGGCCCATTAGCTATATCCCTATTATTGCCCTCTATAAACCTATTAGGTCCTAATTCAATAAGGCTATATAGGGACTATGGTAAGCCTATAGAGATTAGGATAGCCTATAAGGGCTTACTAAGTTAGCGTAAGTAAAAACCCAGGTACCTAAGTTAGGCCTGGGTTAAGGTATTAATCGAAGTATGCCTTGAATGTAATATCGTCAGCATTAAAGGTAATATCTGGTTCAAGATCCTCTGGGTCTGGTTGCTCAAGTTCGAATTCGATTAGGCAATCGTCTGTATTGATATAGATGGTGATTTCCTTGTGTTGGGAGGTAATTAATTTAGGTAAGACCTGTTCGAAATGTTTTTGTGAACCCCAGATATAAAGATGCCATGGGTAATCAGGAGTGTAAGCAATAAGATTTGTGATTACTGTGTTAGAGATACGATCTGTACTCCAGTGGTTTTTTGTTGTTGCCATAATGATATGTATTTATAGGGGTACCTTGTTATGGGTACCCCTTAAGTTAATTTAGCAAGTGAAAGGAACCGTTACTGTGTAAAGGTTTTCGAATTCGTTTACCTTGGGTGCTTGACCGAAGCATGCCTCAGGGTCATAAGCAAATGTATCCCGTAAGCATTCAAGGCAAGTAATACCCGCAGTGTCATCGTCATCGAAATGTTCTGGGTCATTGATTGTGAATGTTAATATGTGTACTCCAGCATCTTGGTTATCGATTGTTTGGATTGATACTAGAGTTAAGTAATCGGGAATGATTGTGTACTCCTGTAGTTTCTGTAGGTAAGGCTTAATGAAGTCTAGCATGCCTGATGGGTAAGAAGGGTAGGCATCGGGTGCAGCAATTAATGATAAATTAATACTCTTTGCAAAATTAAATTCAGTGTTTAAAATACTTGTTTTCATACGTCTATTATTTAAAATGTTATTATTACCAATGCAAATATAAGAATAATATATAATATATGCAATAACCTCAATTGCCTTGTGAGGTCCTTAATAGCCTTGAAGGTTAATTTGCCTTTATCCCTCTAAAATCCCCAGAGGCCATTAATGGAGATTGCCCTTTACCTTCCCTACCTATAACTAATATATAATAACTAATGGCTCTAGGCAATCAAGGTACCCCTAAATCACAAAATTGTCCTAGAATATAAAAATTAATGCTAATATAAATACTAAGCAAATTACTTACAGAGTTACTAGGAATATTGCCTAAATATTACCTATAAAGGCCTTAAATCCTATAAACCTTTTAGCCATAAAACCTAATATTTTAATTGCCCAATCACAAATCCGATTACCTTTCCCCAACCAATCTATTATATAATAGCTATATAAAATGGCTGCTCAGGCAATCGGATTTAGGGGCCCCTAATGGTCGGATTTTGTGTACCTTTTAGGCCTTTTTGTGATTGCCTTTAAAGTGTGGGGTAGTAGAGCTAGAGAGCTATATAGTATAGTGGCTATAGTGTAGTTGTATAGTGGTAGGTAGGTACCCATACCTGGTTCACCAAAGGCAAATACCCCCGGCGAGGTACCTTGATATATGTATTTGGTATTATTATATTAGTAGATGGTATATTGGTTATAGATGGGATAGGTATTATATTATGTACCTTAGTTAGGTATTATGTAACATAGTTAGCGTTAGTATGATTTTGTTTTGTTTTTGGGTGGTGTGGGAGGTACCCGGTATTTATTCCAGGTACCTTGTGGGTATTTATTCGATTAGGTATACCTGTATGAAGGCATATACTAAAAGGATTACGATTAGATTCATTCTGTAGATGAATTTCTTTGTTAGGTAGGCTTCTTCATTTAGGATTAGGAGCCAGGTTGTTACTATGAGTAGGATTAATGATTTCATAATTTTTTAGTATTATTGTATGTACCTTGATATAATCCTATATGTATAGGATACCAGGATTAGTGATGAGGTGTATAAGGTTAGTATTATTAGCTGTGAGATTATATACCTTATTTTGTTTGTTGGGTGGGTATGCTTGTGGGCTTTGTATATATTCTCATTGCGTATGAGGGTTAGGATGGTGACTACGGATAGGATTATTCGGATTATGTGATAGAGGATGTTCATGGTAGTGATATTATATCGATTATGGTTATATCTGTTAGGTTTACTTCGAGGATTTCTCTTAGCTTTAGCCTTATGTAGGTACTATGTTTATGCCATGGGTTTATTTCTTGTTTGGGGTAGCGGAGGTAGGTATTAAGTTCCTCAGTTCTGTACACTACGTTCATTTCTTCGCAGAAGCCTTCGGTAGTACCAGGTAGTGGGCCTGGTACTTCGAATGATACTAAGAATTTACCTGATTCGTAGCCCTGGTCTTCATTTAGGAAGTTAGCTAAGGATATCTTGTCTACTGAGCATATCCTCTTCAGATGTCCTGGTAAGGTTTCTGAATCTTCATAAAATACAAAGTCATAAGTATCTGTATTATCGGTCATCGTAGCAAATATGTCTATTAGCCAGTTAAAGTCTTCTAGAGGTACATTGGCTAGCCATTCCCATCCGATTGGATAATCGTTTACTGTTATGATTGGTTCCATATTAGATTTGTTTTATAGCAGTGGTTGTACTAATAAGTTTTATCTCTTGGGATTCGAGATGAACATAATCGAAGTATTCTTGGATTTGTTCAATAGTTTCGAACTTTACACCTGGAGCATATACCTGATTTACGTCATCTATGATTTCCTTTTTAGCCTTCTCTATGTCTTCAAAGAATGAATGATAGCATATACTTCTCTCAGGTACAGACAAATCTGTAGTATCCTCAATGATTACTAGAGTTGTTATTGTTAGTTTCATGATGTTAATTGAGTTGAGGGTTAAACATTTGTTTTGGTTGGACTAATAGGCAGCAATGAGAATAACCTGCTTCATCGAGGATTCCCAGTATAAGATATCGATGGGTATCTCTGGGAATTTCGAAATAGAAAGCTGGTTTCATGTCGCCATCTATGAATGTAAAAACTATCTGAGTGTTTTCTAGTAACCCATTTAGTTGTACATGAGAAAGGTAGTTATAGATAGCTTCCCTTTGATTTCTTGGGTTTTTATCCCATGAGATGAGCATATCGTCATACCAATTTGAATTATCGCATAGCTTTTTAAGTTGTTGTTGAATATACGGTGTCATGATTTGAAGTAATAATATAAGTCCTCGATTAGTTTATCCTGTTCTTCCCATATAGTATCTGATACTACGTATTCTGATACGAAATAGTTATAGAAAGGCCCAAATAGTATTTTTAATACTATGTCCTTGAGTTCGATATTGAGTTGTTCCTCTTCTTCGGTAGAACTGGGTTTGATTGCCTGAAGTTCTGCCTTATAGGATGCCATTACGGCATCCTTTAGGGTTTGAATATATTCTGGGTTAGTTTCCTTGAGAATACTTAATTGTGATTTGAGTTCTTTACTTATCATGGGGCTTAGCGATTATGGATATGAATCCTTGTGGATATTGAGTATAGAATAATTGATAGTTCCCTGTGGGCAAGAAGACTTGCATTATGTTTGCAAGTAATGGGTAGATTTTCCATTGGTTTTCCTCTAGAAACTTGTCCCAGGCTTCTGATTCTTCGGGATAATTTCCAGAAAGTTGAATGTGATATTCCTTTTGTTCCGGAATAAATAAATTGGTTACTACCTGAATTTCGTCTGATTCCTTTTTGTATTGAGTAATAGGATACCAAATGCCTTCGGTTTTCCATTTATTGAGTTGGAACAAGGACATGCCCTGTTCCAATACGTTTAAGAGTTTATATAAGTTTACCATAGTGATTATTTATTAAGTTGTCTAATGAGTTCTGATGCAGCCAGGGAATCAAAGAGTTGGGTTTCTCTTTTGTCGGATTCCCATTTTTCGAGAGCATTATATGTTGCCGTATATTGAGATATCATGTCCTCATCTTGTTCCTCGTCCTGGATGAATTCCTGGAGATGTTTTTTGAGTCCAGTAATTATGTAATCCTGGTGTTCTGGAGTTAATTGAGGAATGCCCAATATGATAGCTTCTACCTGTGAAGGAGAATAATCATAGTATTGGTCATCCCCGCCTTTTGTTAAATCCATGTGGGAAGTAATGTTTTCCTTTAGATTTTCGAAAAGAGCTTCCTCTGAAGTATAAGTGATGATATACCCAGAGATATAAGCAGCAAGGGGATCATCTCCTAAGTCGATTGAATAAACCTGGATATTGGTAGCTTCCTTGTTAATATGAAGACCATCGGTGTAATCATAAGTATAAATGGGATGGGAAGCAAGCAGTTCCCGGATGGCCTCTAAATTTTTTAATTCTTTCATAATGTCTATATTAAAATTATTTGAGAAATATTTCTCACTGCAAATATACAAAATTATTTCTAAACTTGTTTTTATAACTACTTTTATTTTTATAAATAGGGAGGTTCTGGGAGGTGTTTTAGGTGCCTCCCAGAGTGTTTTGTTAATATTGCCCTGTCATGGTAATGATAATGAAAAGGGATTCATCATTGAAATGTACCTGGATAGTATCTCCATAGGAATTTGACATGTAATGAGAATTAGGGTTAAGTTCTTTTAATGGGTGATGTTCATCCCAATGAGAATTAATGAATTCTATCACGTATTGTTCAAAAGCATCGGATTCTCTGCAGTAGGTTTCTGCCTTTTCGTCATCGTCTATAGGATAATTCCGGAATTGGAGGTTGAGAGTTCCCATGTATGATTCATCCGGATTTGATATTTCGTTAACTGATTGAGCAGTGTAACCAAAAGCATCAAGAGTTCCATCAAAGTAACTCATAATGTGATTTGAGATTTCGTTAATAGTTGTCATAAGAAATAAGTTTTGTGACCCTGTTCGAGGTCGGTTAATAATTATATTTATTTTTCTCTTATGCAAATATAGAAATAATATTTTAAATATGCAATAATTAAGGGAGCCCAGATGTTGGTGTTTCTGAACTCCCTGGAGATATATTAACTGGTTAGGGGTTAGTATTACTAATCGGCCAATAATGGTTCATTATTTGGCTTATTTAGTTTCTCCTTTGAACGTCTAGTAGCCCAATTCTTGTAGGGTTTGTAACTAAATGTACGCATTGTTTCATCGTATGCAGCATATACCATTCGTTTACGAGAGATTCTCCTTCCGTAAGTTTTCTTAAGATTAGCAAACCAATCTAGATACTCCTGTAAAGAGTTAAAAGTTTCTTTATGCCCATCTAAGTTACTTTTGGGACGGGTTTTCCATGTTGCTTCTATATAGCATTGGTGTAAGGTGATTGATATAAAGTATCTGCACCAGGTAGCACTAATGATAGTGCCCGTGGAGATTTCGATCTCCTGGGCAACTAATGGTCTAACGTTATATTTTGTCATGAGATTGAGAAATTAAGTTGGAAAATCCAGTTGTTTCTATCGAGTTGATTGAATGATATGAACATACCGTCATTGTCGGTAAAATCATTCATGAACCGAATTGCAGCATCCGCTAATTGTCCCTTATAGGGATTGGTATCTGCAGTTATCACTGATTCGAATGTAAATGTATAATAGGTAGTCTCATATATTTGGATTTGGTTGATATCCAAGCAATTGAGTTTGTAATCCTCTTCCAGTTGAATGAGGAGTCCCATTAGAAGATTTAAGAGATGACCCTTTTCATCTGAGTCAAGTTCAAATGTAGATTTCTTGTCTAAGAAATTGCGAACTACCTTAGTTAGTTGTTCGTCTTGATTGTAAGTTACTGAGTTGGTTTTCATATTTTTGTCTATTTTAAAATTGATATGCAAATATAATCATTTTTATTTTAATACTAAAATATATTCTTTTTATTTTTAAAGTGGCTGAGGATGTGTACACGCTATGAAGGGCAGTGGATTAGACTGCCTTTCAAATTTAGAGAACCAGGGTATTCTTGGCATAATTGCAAGCATCCTCAAGGATATATGGAGCAGAAGAGCATAAAGCAGCATAGCCAACTCGATTCAAATCATGATTTTTCTTTTCTAATTCCTCTTTGATTATCTTTTTAAGAGATTCCCCAATCTTCTGAGATAACTCTTGAGATTGATAATAGATTCTCAATTGGTTGATAAGGTCTTTTAGGGCTTCATCACTGGGTGTTAAACATTCAGCCTTATCAAGATCTAGGATTCCATCCCCAAGGTCTTTCCAAATCTCAAACCCAATATGAATTATCTCTTCGGTAAATCCCCCGAACTCTTCATATTCGAGTTTAGTACCCTTATCAAATCCCCAATAATATCTGGCTAAAGGTATCAGATATCCCGTTAACCTTTGGGGAACTAGATTCTCTATACAATGGTCCAAAGTAATTATATAGACCTTATTAGGCCTCAGTGTTACTACTATCCTGCATATTCGCTTTGTTGTCGGAGTCATAATAGTTTAATTTTTGGATTACAGCTTGAATGTAAGTATCCTTTTCTCGGTATTGAAAGATAATCGAAATGAGTACTTCATCCTTGGGTAGTAACATTTGAATTAGATTCCCTGGTACTACTAAAGTAGGTATACATTTGCATTCTTCTCGAGAAAAATTCTCTATTATCATTTCAGCCCTTCTTATTGGTTCGGGCTTAGTTGGGTCCAAAGTTAGGATTGGAGCAGTTACGCATTCCTTTAAGCCTTTTGTTAAGGCCCCATGTAACCATTCATCTTGAATAGTTTCGGCATTTAGCATAGTCATTTTAATCATATCCGGAATCTATTTAATGTCCATGTTTCGTATAAACAGTTTGCTTCTTTGTTCAAGTTTAGGGTTTTAGCCTTACTAAACACCCAAATCTCATAATCTCTATATTCTAAAGCCAATCTACTGAACTTAGAAGTTTGAAAGATTATTAGACTTGAAGTTCTTGATAGCATGTCAGCATGGCAAGTCACCTTATCCGAAGTAATCTTATCCTTAAAAGCCATTAATAAACTCTCATCTGACTTTTCTTGATTCTCCGTTAGAAGTTTGATAAACTCTACTTCTACATCCTGATTCATGTGTACCTTTCTAAAGGCGAATTTTTCTCTATTTTTCATACGTATCATTTTTAGATAAGAACTCTTGAGCTAGTTCATCTTGAGTTCTTTCGATTATGTTCTTTACTATAGTTTTATTCTCTACTCTAGCCCACATATGTAGCATGCCCAATTGAGCATCCATATAGCAATCTATAAGTGAAGGATCCTTTTTGAATACTTCCCACTGTTTTACGAAGTTCATTCGAATTAAGCTCCTGTAGTCATTATCCGATATACCCTCGGTGTCTAGTATATAAGCAGATACCCTCTTTCTTACTTCTAAAAGGATTTTCTCTAAGTTTTCGGGTAACTTGAACTTATCTGGCAATTGGTGATATACTAAAGCATTAGGTACTAATTCTTCAAATGTAAACTGGTTATCAAAGATGATTCCAGGAAATCTACCCGAGAATATTAGGGGTACCTTATATTGTAGTAAGGAAGGTACTACATCATAGACAACGTAATGTTTTTGATATTCCTTATATAGGTCAAAATATAAGTTTTCATTAAATATACCAGATTTCCTTATCATTGCTCGTAAAGTATGATAAACTGTATTGATATACTTGTTGTTTAAGTTGAATACCAAGTTACCATTCTTAATAGCAATGAGTTCCCGGCAACATCTTTTTCGTTTAAATAAGCTCATGTGATTAAAATATAAAGTTAATGTATATGTCTCGATTTCCCTTGAAGAATTTTTCATGATTAGAGTCATAATATTTATGGCAAGCATAGGATTGAGAACTTCTATCATAATGATCTCTTACCCATATCGGAGCAGTTTCCGTTGGCTTTAATTTAAAGTAAGTACCTTGATTAACCTTGTTAATCTTGGTTTTCTTGTAACAATTGGTCTGTACTTCCATATTTTTGTCTATTTTAAAATTGATATGCAAATATAATTCTTTCTTTTTAAATATGCAATAATCCCATATAACTACGGTAGCTTATTATTCCGGAGAAATTGAGATGCAAAAGAGCTATTGTCTTCCTCTTCTGGTAATTCTTCTTCGTAAGTATAGAGTTCTGGATCTTCTTCATCTGGGTCTATATTCATTTCTATCTCTCTCCTTAATTCATGATGTTCTTTTGAGAATGAAGACATTGCTCCCTTATAGTCATCTGTGATTTGCATTAGCTCAGCTTTATTCAAGTTAAGCCCCTCCTTACTGGTATCTACTCCCTCTTGTTTAGTAGCAACAACTTCTGGTAAACTACTGAGGTCATATCTTGACTCTAACAGTTTAGCTTCTTCGGTTTTATCCATTACCCTTTGGGATTCCAATACAATTTGACGGGCTTCTTCAACTGTTATAGCATTTTGCTGAGTCACATTGTTCTGTTGATTAAATTGAGCAAATATATTAGTAGTGCTCCCTCCAGTAAGATTACGTACAATTGATTGAAGTGAAGTAGAAGATTCAAGTTTTAACTTAAGGGCTTTCCCTAATTCAGAAGATATGAAAGGTACATATTTTCCACCCTGAGACTCTCTCAAGATATTAACCTGATGGGCTATCTCCATACGATCTTCCAAGGCCCATGCTAGTTGTTCTCCCATTAAAGCTTGCAATAAATCTTCTGCCTTATCTTTATCCCATATTCTAGAGCTTAATAGCCTATCCCTCATAAATACACGTATGTAATTAATATCTATGCCCATACGGTATGAGAAGGTATTAATATCATAGGTAATACCACATAATACACCATTACCCATCAGCCATTGATTGATAATGTAATTATGTATCTTCATCAAAAGACTATCATCAGGATTCTTTTGATATTCTAATGCCATAGCTGTAGTTCCCATGGGTCTTGGGAACCTTACTATCTTACTTTCTTTTTCTGACATACAAATGAGATTTTCGGATATCGGAACTTTCATCATAACCTCTATACTCTAAATCATATCTTACATACAAATTCAAAGATAGGTTATAGAAATATCCCCTATACTTTTTCTTATTCACTGATAAATTAAAAGGTTCACCAGAGATTAAGTCCCTGGTGAATATCAGATTACCTTTCCCCGTTGTTGGGATTTTAAGGCAAAGTTTATAATCCCCTACCTTAAATTTATTGCCATGAAGGTCTAGGATTTCCTTTGCCATATTTTACCTTTTTAGGATTCGAGGGTTTTTTGTCTTGTTTACTACGGTAAGGATTGCCAGGCCTTGGGTCATTTTGGATAATCCCTTTCTGTTCTTCAATTAACTTTTGTACCTCAGGGAATAATTTTTTCCTCAAAGGTACTACCTGAGTAGCGAAAAAGGCATTCCATAATTTCTGAGTAAAGGGTTCCCCTACCTTAAGTTTCGAGATTGCCCAGAATTTAGTTTCGAAATTCTTTATTATTTCCTTAAACCGATAGTAATAGATATACCCATGCTTTGGATTTATACCTATAGTAGTAGTTTGGCAATAATCTAGAAAATCTTTACCTAATTCGGATATAAACTCTTCCCTTTTGAAATCATAATTCTCTTGATCGAGTTTAAATAGTTTGACATAATCTATTGCTTCCATATAACTTTACTTTGTGATTATTAACTTGGGATGTTCATCAGTTATCTGAAATAAATATCCCCTTATATCGTCCTCATAGTATGAGGACCAATAAACCCTTCTAATTCGAAAATTATCAAGGATTGCCCCTTTCGGTATACCCGTAACATAAAGCCTATGCTTAGGCATCATAGGGGTTATTTCAAATTCACCAGTAGTGAGTAAATTACCATAGGTACCATAATCTGGCATATTACCAGTAAAACCCGTAGGTTGTAATACATCCATTACTAAGGTGGTTTGTGGTAATTCTCTTTGATTACACTTGATTATCAGTTTCGATTTACCTATATATAGGTCTTTTACTATTGTCCCAAACATCTGTATATGATTATGTGAGTGATACCATTTTTCTTAAAGTAGAATTGGTTCTGTGAACGTTCCTCTAACTTCTTTAATTCTCTACGAGATTCAGTACAAATTCTTTCTGACTTCCGAAGTATATCAGATATATTATCCCAGATTGGTGCCATAGGTTCTACTGGACCTGCATAAACAATTTTGTGTTTAGCATCAATCTGAGGGTATTTTGATTTGTACTGATACTTACCTTTGAGGTAAAGCACATTATACTTTTCTGGTTCGTTTCTTTTTGCGTTTTCCATTTTTGTTATTATCTATGTAATCGGATATATTATCAAGTTGACCTAAAAGCAATGCTTGAATAAAGATGTGTATAGGCCTAAAAAAGAAGCTCCTTACGTTATGAGGGTTAATATACCAATCATAAACTATGAAGAACTTCTTTATCTTAGAATGCTTAAGTGAATGCTGAACCAGCCAAGACTTACAACAACGTTTATGTAATTCGACAAGTTCTTTATCCTGTTTAAGCATCTCCTTATCAGAGAAGATAGTGTAATCCATTTTGTATGAATTAAAGTGCCCAGGTTATTTATCCCAGGCACTTGGTTAATAAAGGGTTATGCAACTTGTTCTGGTTTGAGAACCTTTTTCTTAAAGTCCTCATAGGCTTTAGCAGCAGCCTTAAATTCTTTGGAATTGGTGTCCTTGATACGAGCCATGGCAAGTTCCAATCGATGGAGTTCATTACGGGTTTGTTGTCTCCATTTCTTCCGGGCAAGTGTGTCTACTACATCCTCGGGATATACATATTTTACTTCTCGGTTGGAGATTACCTGTTCAATGATGGAAGGTTTCTGTTGTTCTTTTACCTCCTTGACTACCTGTTCTTTTTTAGATTTGGCAAGCTTTGCATTTGGGGTAAGTTCTACCAATTTAGCATTGGCAAAAGATTTGGCAGCTTCTTGAGCATTTTCTACCAATTCCTTTTTAGTCTTTTTGGCCTTTTCTTTAGAAGCCTTAGAAGTTGTGGACTTTGCATTCTTAATGCCTTCAAGTTGTTCTGCAACCTTGTTGCTGATAAGGTTAGTAACCTTGTTTTCATTCTTTTTCATAATGTCTATATTAAAATTGTTAGTAAATTGATTTCTTTATGCAAATATAAGAATAATATTTTTAATACAAAAATAAATCAAATAAATTTTTATATTTGCTAAGGTTAATCGGCTAGGAAGTCAAAGACCTCTGGAGGATAGTTTATTTCGTCCTCTGGGTCATTAATATAGTTTTCGTATTCGTCATTATATCTATCATAAATGTTCTCGGTTTTAGTATTAGGTACACGAGTACATTTTTCAGGATATCTTTTTACGAATTCATAAGCTTCTTCGGTAGTCATTACCTTATCTGATGTAAATTCATAGGTTACATAAGAGTAAGATTCACCTAATCTAGAAATTTCATATTGCTGATATCCAGATTTCTCAATCTTATATAATTGATTTTCTGGAATCGTCTTTATTTCTACCCTATATTTATACCATTGTTTCTCTTTCTCTTCTTTGGGTTTAATTCCTAAACTATCCGAAAGATAATCCAACCGAATTATTGGACTTTCAAAACGAGAAGGAGCAGTGCTCACTTCTATGGGATGAGTTCTATTCTCACCTATGAAGTAAACCACTGCTCCCAGAGTTACCAGGCCCAATATGAATTTAGTTTCTGAGTTCATATCCGGTAGTTTTAAACTTATCCTTGATATTATGGTTTAAGTATTTACCTTTTGATTCTGATTGGTGTAAACCATTGCAGATTTCATAAGGTACCTTATCATAGCGATATACTCGGTTATTTTTAAAAGCAACCCAAAGTTGTTGTTTCTTTGAGTCGTAACCAAAGCCCTCAATGTTAGAGGATTCGCAGGGAATCATTTCAACCCCGGTGTTCATTTCTACTGATTCTAAGTATTCGTTCTTCTCCATGTCTGTATTAAATTTTTAAAAGTGTTAATTCTGGGTGAAATTTGAGATTGGCTTTCTGGAAAATTGCCCAAGTACCAAGTACTCCCTGGGAATTGTTATGTACCCATTCATCTTCCATTCTGAATAATATGTGTGAGCATACTAACATCTGATATTCGCTTAGCATATTTATCAGTTGAGGAGTATTCTCAATCTCTGTATATAATTCGATATGTTCATCTAATGCCATTATAATCTCGTCATTGTCAATTTGAAGAAGTTTCTTTATTAGGTCTTGGGCAATATTATTCCCATTAGAAATATCCTCCTTCAAAGAGTTTAGTGATTCGATTTGAATACCAGCGATGAGTTTTACAATGTCTTTTGTTTCTTTGTCCATAATTAAATTTTTCTTTATGCAAATATACTAAAATTATTTTATATAAAATATCTTTTCAATAAATACTGAGGTAAGTGTTAGCGGTTCTTGATTTCCTCGATCTTTTCCTTGATTGAGTCAGGGAATATAGCATCATCTACCCATCGCATAAAGAATTTAGATGGCTTTTTCTCTGGATTGAGAAGTAATTGTCTTTGCTCTGTAGAGAACTTGATTCGTTCATCTTCCCTCATATATTTGGGCAATTTAGTAAATTCTGCTTGAGAGAAAGATATTACATTCTTACCCACTTGAGCCCTTAATGGTTTCCTCCTTTCTTTATAAAGGTACGGAATAATCTTTTTCGATGGTCCACCAAGAATGCTGAAACCGAAGATGACCATCGGATCAAATTTATCTGCCTTGGGATCTTTGGCTCGTTTGATACATCTTGCCATCCAGGAGAATGAATTGGGATATTGCTTATTGTCGGTTGCTTCTCCAACATCCTTTTTATCGAATTCGAATCCGGGAAAGTGATAAAGAAAGTCCTCTGTAAGAATGAATATAAATCCTAATTCTCTTAGGTATTTTATAATCTCTTGTTGGCTTTTACCTTCCTCAACCATTTTCTCTACATCTGCAAGGATATCTTCCCTTGGTGATTCAAGATTTTTAACCGTAGTCCCTGCAGGTCTTCCTCTACCAGCAGTAGGTGCCTTAGCAGGTAATACCCCAATCAACCTATCTAAGTATTCTTTAAAGTTATCTATATCTTGTTTATTAGTAAGAGTTACTTCTACTCTTATAGGACCCTTATGCTGTACCTTTGGACCTGAGTTCATCTCAGTATAAGCATCTACTAACCTATCTGATAAAGGGGTACCATTCTCGGATAGTGTAGTGATTCTTAATTTTGGTTTATATACTTCTTGTTCCATATACTTAAGTGTGGGTAAATAAAAAGGCCTGAACAAAATTGATTGCCAGGCCTTTTTCATTATTAACGAATACTTATATAAAAGGGATTAATCCTCTTCTTTTACGGCCTTTTTCTTCTTTTTATCTTTGGCCTTCTTTTCTTTCTTTTCCGAAGCTGGTTTTTCTTTTACCTTCTTCTCCTTTTTCTCTTTGGTTTCCTTCGGTTCCTTGGGAGTCTTTCCTGAAGCAAGCTTTCTTTGCTCCATACGATATTTCTTTTTTTCGGCAGAAGTCATTTCTCGGCCATCAATAAGAGGATAATCGTATTTAGTAGCAGTTTTACCGGCAGATTTCTTTTCCTTCTTATCTTTGGTTTCAGATTCCTCTTTCTTGCCTTTTTCTTTACTGAGTTTTACCAATTTCTTGGTATTCTCTTTGTCACCTTCTGGGTAAGCAGCAGCTACCTTGTCCCGTTCTTTGTTGAGCTTATTTACAAGTTCTGTAACCTTCTTACCATGTTTCTTGTCCTTTGTCCAATCCTTAGTCGGGTCCAACTTGTTCTCTTTAAGGTAAGCATCTAAAGCTTTCTTTGCCTTGGTGAGTTCCGGAGTCTTAGATTCCGGTTTGCTCTTCCTGTCTTTCTTAGCCATTTTCTTTATATTTGGTGAATAATTGAATTTCCGATTTACATAATACCATAGTTATACTTTCCTAATTTGGGTTGGGATTTCTTTAATTTCTAGGATTTCTAAATCACATTGTTTTAATGTAGCCTCAATCTGAAGTATATCTTTTACCTCCCTATAAGACAGATCAGTGAAGGTTTGTTCAAAAGTTTCTTTTTGTTGTCCCCTTGTAAGAATAAATCTCGCTACGATATAGGTCCCATGAAGCTTTTTGCTCAAGTCCTTCTTTAAAGACCAAAGTTTTCTCTTTAAATACCCACTCTTTAATCTATGGGATTGGTATTCACCTTTCTTCCCTTTACTAAGAGCTACCCTTCTAAGGTATGTAACATAATCTAATTCTTTTAGAGTTTGATTAATGCTTCCGATTAATAATCTTAGGTCTTTTTCCATTGGGGTCTTTGAATTATTGAGTTAGATACCTCCTGGGTTTCCTCTGATAGCATTTCCTTTGCCTCGTTTATGATATTGATTGCAAGTTCCCTTTCATCTGATCCCAGGTTTAATTCTTTATCGTCTAGTGCATCAGTATAAGTATTTATTAAATTATCTAATGCAAGTATTCGAATATTCTTTCGAATTGCTAATTTCTCTTTATCCATAGGTAATAAAATTAAAGCCCACTACCCTCACAGGCAATGAGCTTTACGATGAACAACGTCCTAAGTGTGTAGGGTTGTTTACCTTTTCTTTATTATGAGATTAAACTTGATTTAGCAGATAGATTTTTTAGGATGTGCCAAAAATTAATCTTCTGTTTCGGACTCTTCGTTTTTGTCCTTCTTGTTTTTCGGAGAACAAATAACTCCATGTCCCTTCTTTGATTTTACAGTAAGATTGCCCGGAACGAAAGCAACCGAAGTAGATACCGGTTTACCCTCAGTAACCAAAACTGAAGTAACTACTACTCCCTGATAGCCCTCCTTGTTCTTTACGGCATAACCAAAGTTCATTACCTTGGATTTGTCGTTGATTGCAATGATGTCAATTTGCTTACTGTTAGGACGTTGTTCAGCAGGTCTGTTTTTCAGAGCCTCTTGACGAGCTTTACGTTTTGCTTCCTTTTCAGCGTCTTTCTTTTCGTCACCTTTTTTCTTGGTGTCAGCTTTCTTTGTTGCCATTTCTTTTAATTTTTAATGTTATGTTACTAAATAGTTTTTAAAAGGGAAGGTCATCCCTTGGGTCGTCTCCTTCCCAGTAATATTTCCTTCCCTCATAGTCTCTTACTTTTTTCCTTTTTTGCCCTTTCCCTTGGCTTCTTTCTTTGCCGGAAGTTTGAGACCCAATTCCTTGGCAATTGCCTTACGAAGTTTTTCGATGTCGTCTTCTTCGTAATCGTCCGGATCTGTTTCGAGGTCTTTGTCATCGCAGACATCTTCGAGTTCTTCGAAGTCCATTTCGGCAAGTTCTTCACCGGTCAGTTCCTCCTCCTCTTCTTCTTCTTCCTCTTCTTCCTCGTCATCATCTGAGTCATCGTCATCATCTGAGTCATCGTCATCATCCGAATCATCATCGTCGTCCTCAGATTCCTCCTCCTCTTCTTCTTCTTCCTCTTCTTCCTCGTCATCGGATTCAGAACCGAAAAGATCTTCGGCTTCTTCGGCGGATAGCATGATAGGAGCCGGGATGATTTTTACTGAGCCATCTTCATACTTAATGATAATTGCACCATTGATTTCTGTTCTGGAAACTTCTTTCAGTTCCACTTCTTTTTTCTTCTTAGCCATTTTCGTAATGTTTAAGTTGGTTAATAAATTAATAAATATATCACTCTGTTATAAGTTTCTGATAATTACCGTTTCCGGGATTTTCGTTATCACTGTTAAATTGTTTAATCTCATCTAGAGTTGTTTTCAATTCTATTTGAGATTCTATAGTTACCACTTCGGATTTAATCTCCTTATGGTATTTATCATAAGTTACCTTTTTAAATATCTTACCTATGAAAGGATTAATAGGTCCATGGGTTACTAAACCCACCTTTGATAGTTTATCGTTCATTGCTATATCTAATTTTGGTTATTCCAGGAATACCAACCTTTCCAAATACTTCGGTATAGGATAGATATTTTCCCTTTTTCATTGTTTTATAGTTATCTGATAATCGAATTGGGTATACCCATATCTTATTTTCTATCAACCTGTTGGTCATTATATAAGCATAAGAACTTCTAAGTTTAATACTCTCTAATGATATAAACCCTTGAAATAAAAGAGACTTCTTGGTAAACCTTTCTTTTGGCAGATACCCAATAAATTTAAGGGATGCCTCATCAAATATATCAATCATATCTCTTTGTGCTTTGATAAATAGTACCTTCTGTATTGGGATATTCATTTTCTTTCTCAAATATAAAGCTAATGAGCTTACCAATGGAGGGTACTGCAAGGAAAATATATTGAACCTATGTCTTTCCTCTGGAGGAAGCTTGTTGTAAATCCTGTAAGATAGCAAGACGGACCTGTAATCTCTTAGCGTGGAGATGCTCGGTAGATATGCCCTGCCGTTGTCCATAGAGTTTAATTGAGTATCTTTCATCGAATGCCTTTTTTCCTTTAGACTTAAAGACTCGGTGCATTTGAACCATAAATCTTCTTCGTCGGTGTTTATCAATATGATATTCATCGGGTATTATGAATTTCTTCGCTTGTACAAATTTACCCTTGTACCAAAATTTAGTATATCCCCATTTATATCGGGTACCGTTCATATCGGATAATTCTTTAATACCATGCCTTATTAGTTTCCTTCCAGATATTATATGGATATATTGAAGAACATCAACTCCATAAAGATAAACTAAAGTAACTTTTACGTGATGTCTAGTGAAATATGGGATACCAGTTAAGTGTTTCCTATATAGACTTTTTTCAGTTATATACTTGTTGGTGGTATCTGGTCTCCAAGTCCAAATATAATACCTATCGGGTCGTATCGGTTCGTTATTTCCCTCCCTTAGTTTTACCATTGATATTCCTTTTTGCCATTCTATACCAAAGGTTAATCGATTTCTCATTTGCCTCAGGGAATTTTTTCTTCATTCTCCGAATAATCCTATCAAGTTCAAAACCCTTTGCAGTCAATTCAAATACATAAGATTTTTTAGTACCCTTGATAAGATTGAATTCATCTCTTTCTCTTGGAGGTTTCTTTTCCCGGGGTTTCTTTATCCCTGGTACCCGTTTTGTTCTTCTTTGCCCATTTTCCCCCTCTTCTCCAAGAAACCCAAGCCTTAATCGAGAATTCCTTAGTGGATCATCCTTTGAATAACCAATATTCTCTAATTGCTTATCCATCCAATCATCATATTTATCTATTAAGGATCTGTCTGGTTTTTCTTCTGAAACATTTATAAAATGAAGTAGATCAAATACTCCAGCAGAGCAAGCATCAGGAAAAGGCATACCAAGTATGATAGCCTTTCTCTTTAGATCCTTGTAAGTCATGTTTCTCCCTGATGCACCAAGGAAATTCGATTTCTCTTTGGAGGGGGCTTTCAGGTCTTTTCTACTCTTTTTTGCCATATATTTAATATTTTAAAGTATTCATTAATTCACTTGCAAATATAAATATAATATTTGAATTATATACTATATTTCTATTTCTTTTTATAAAAATCCGAGGTTTTTGCCCGTTCTACGGCAGTAGATTTAGGTTTCTTCGGTTTTCTGTGTGTATGGATATTATATGCCATGTCTAATTTCTTTATATTGAATTCTATGTTGTTCACTTGATTATAGTTTACTGCTCTTTCCACACAGCATCTGTACTCTGGCCAGAATTTTTGCCCGAGCTTTACTGTACCAGTTTTAATCATAAACTTAGATACCATGAAACCAAAAGTATCAGCATCATCTTTAGTTTCAAATACATACATATAAAATCTACTAAACTCACTGACTACTTCTTCTAGTGGCCTCACAGGTAATAGTAGATAACCATCAGTATATAAGTCCTCAGATATTAGAGCTACCCAATATTTCTTTTTACCTGGTTTCACTTTATATCTAAACCTCTCTTTAAGTTTAGTGTGCATCCAGTCGGGTATTCTATTAAGGAGATATTTGATGTATATCTTATCCTTTTTATTCGACCTCCTTTTAAATGCAGAAGGCTGTTGTAGCATCCTGGGTAGTATTCTAAAATTATTCCACCTATCAAATTCAAGAATTAATCTTAGAGTATCTATATCCCATTCATCGTCAGACTCTTTTAACCTCCTCATATTCCTCTCTATATTCTTAGAGTTTACTTTTGGGAGTAATTGAGTAGAGTCCCCAGTATATATACTGGCATCTTTTCTCTTTAATCTTTTCTCTAAACATCCCTCCATATAATCTTGGAAGTTTCTCTCACAGGGACAATCTGGTCGAAAGATAGAAGTGTGTTTCTCAAAAAAATCCGAGAATAGCCTAAAGAATTTTTCTGACCGTTCTCGGATTTCAAGATACTTGTAATGAGATAACTTTAAAATTTCACCAGCTTCCCATGAAGATTTACTTTCGGATAATTGAAGGAATAATGACTGTTGTTCTTTATCAATTAAACAACTCCAGGCTTTTTGTTGAGCTTCGTTCATAACATTAAATTCTTCTATATCTCATTATACTATCAATTGCTTCATTGGTTATCTGATTGGGGTCATATTCACCAGAATTAGCATAAAGCTTATCTGGGTCATGGTTTAAATATACACTATAGATAACGTTGTCAAAGGGTAACCATACTTCCATCCTTCCCATTTCTGGGTATATAAGGACTTTTACTCTTTTACAAAGATGGTCAACCTCTAATACTGTAGCATCTACTCCCTCATAGGGATAACCTCGTAATACTAAGTAATCTCCCGGTTTTACATTGACTAAATCATCTACCGAAAACTTCTTGTTCTCTCTAGCAATACGTTTAAATCGCCTTACTTCTTTTCTACTACAAGTAGCCACTAAAGAAAAATCATCAAAGTCTTCAGCATTGTCAATTCTTACCTTTTTCTTTCTTGGGTGCATTGTCTCAGTATTACGTAACCAAGTTCTGATACCAGATATATTCCTACGTAACTTATTAAGAAAAGGCCTTGAGAATGCTAATTTAGTTGGCATTCTCATAAAACCATAATTGAATAATACTGGTACTTCTTCAAATATCATCTTACCCTTTGTGGTTTTTCTTAATACGTTTACCATAGGAATAATTGCCTTGATTTGGTCATACCCCTTTTCTTTAAGTTCTTTATTAATTTTATCACAGTACTTCCTTTCAAGGTAAAATATACAATATGAGTATGGGGTATGCTTCTTCATGGGTTACCGATTTTTAAGAATTAACTTAGCTTGTTTATGTACTAACTTATAGTTTACATTCTTCAGTATATCACTAGCCATGAATACATAAAGAATCTCATCTATCTTTGGTACATCGATTACCATAATATTGGCTTTATCGAATAGGGGTTTATAGAATACGGAAGATAGACCCTTTCCAACTACAAAGAAAAATTCTTCTGAGGGCATTGAATTATATCTCATACAGAGTATGGGAACTTTATTTGCTCTTTTTGCATCCTTAGAAGCTTGTTCCCAAAATTTCAATATATCGCATCCCTTATTACCTAAGAGTAGATGTTCAAATTTAATCTCTTTATAATTCTTGCATTCAATAGATATCTTACATCTATGAGCATGCCTTTCATCAGTACAGGTTAAATCAGAAGTGGAGTCCTTGTTTGAATGCCAAGCTCCACTCCCGGCTCTGTTTCTTTCAAATTTGTACCCGGTCCATTTCGTAAACCAAGCCCCTATCTTTCTTTCGAATCGATTTCCTTTATTCTTAGAGTTCATGATATAATGGTGTATTGTATTTTATATATCATTATAGTAATTGGTACTTACTCAGGCCTTGGGTCTTTTCCACTTGCAGGATTTTGGTATTACCGAGAGGAAGTGAATCCAAGTGGGTTATCAAGAATAAAGTTTTCTCTTTGAATATGTGACGTATCAATGATGTAACTACTTCTACATTATCTGAACTTAAAGATTCGAATACCTCATCAAGGAATGCAATATTAATACCCTTAGATGCTGTGAGAGATTCATTCATGGCAAAAGCCATTGCTACATTACATAATTGTTTTTCACCTCCCGAAAGTTCATCATAATCCATAATCATCCCATCCCTTTCTATTAGAGTAACAAAATCTTTTCTTGCAGTTCCCAGGTCTATATTGAACTCTATTCTAAACCCAAGTACCTCTGAATACTTGTCCAGAGTTCTATTAAGGAATTCAAGAGATGAATCGAAGAGATAGGCCTTAATCCCATTATTACCAAGAGGGTCATTAATTAACCAATTATAATTCTCTAACTCTAATTCTTTGTTATGAAAATCCTCATCAACTTTCCGTAAGTTTTTCCTAATCTCTTTAAGCTTCTGTTTATACTTGGGAGACATGACCTTAAGCTTTTCCTGTTTGAGCTTGGCCAAATCTTCGTCAATAGAAGCAAGGTCATCAGCAATATCATCACAATCAGATTTCAATTTCTTATATCGTTCATCCACGTTCTCTAATTCTTCCAACCTATCTTGGGCTTTTGAGTATTTCTTCTCATATTTTTCAATATCAGAGAACGCATTATATATTGATTTAGCATCTCGTAATGCACGTTTGTAGTTACCTCCTTCTAACTGTATTACTAATTCCTTAATGACCTCTTTGAGAGATACATTGGATATCTTCTTAGCATTATTCAATTTACCCCTGATATCAGAGATTAATTTGTTCTGATTTTTAATCTTAATCTTTATAGAAGCATCTACCTCATTTTTAATCTGTTTTTGTTTTTGTATCAGTAACTTGGTTAGTTTCTCCCTATCTTGCTTCAAGGATTTCCTTTCTTCTCTGTTCTTCTTCTTAAAGGACTTCTCTCTATCTCTTAAGTCGAAGTAAGCCTCCTTGTTTGCCTCTAATTCTTTCTTTAATAATTGAGATTGATGCTCTACCTCATTTATCTGGGCCACTATATTATTTTTATCTTGTAATGCAATGCCTTTGGCAAGGTTTAAGAATTCTAAATCAAATACTTCTTCGAATATCTTTTTCTTATCAGAATTAGATTCTTGTATTAATCGTTTGATGCCCTGACCAAACATTATAGAATTCATAAACAGAGTATATGATAAACCTATCTCTCGGTTTATGGCATCTTGTATCTTACCCTTACCTTTGATGTCAATTATATCACCATCTTTGATGAATACTAATCGGTCTTTGCCCTTTGCACCATCCTCAAGTACTTCTTCATATTTTTGACATCGGATAATCTTATAAGTATGGGTGTCTTTTTGGAAGAATACCTGGACCATAGTCCCCTTGTAATCTTTGGGTCTTACTTCCTTCCAGGTATTTACATCAGATACACCCTTTAGATTTTTCCCATATATTGCCCATACTAATGCCGATAGAATAGTTGATTTCCCTTTCCCATTTGGTGCCTTGATAAGGATGGTACAAGTTGGATTTAGTTGTAGATGCAGGGTTTCTATTGAACAAAAACCCACTACATCCATATTCATAAAACTTAGCATGACTCTACCTTTTTAAGTGTTTCTATTAATAGGTTCGATTTAACCTTATCATTGATACCTTTCTCTTTTAAGTACCTCTTTGCTAGTGACTTCTTAGAAAGTTGCTTAGTAATCTTATGTTTGTTATTAACGGGAGTACTAGTTTTCTTGGGAATCACAGTATAATAATTGCCATCATCTTTAATATCTTCCTCAGATTCTACATCAATGAATTTCGGGAATTCCCTTAAAGGGATGAACTTCATTGATAGGTCCTCATATATTTTCCAATAACCCAATTCGCAATCTCTATCGGTTCTTCTTTGATGGTTAGTTGCCCCAATCATATAGACCTTTTTCGAAAGTCTTTGAGGTTTATGAATATGTCCACATAATACTAAATCGAACTTATTGAGAAGGTTAACATTAAGATTCTCTACAGAATCTATTTCCCTACCATCGGTGTCCTTTGCTCCTGGATAATCCGTGTGTAGTAAAAGTATATTCTTAAGACTTTTATCTAATTCAATATTCTTTAAATATTCACTTAGACCGACATTATTATCAATATAAGGTACACCATATACTTTTATATCCTTATGATTAGAAGATAAGATAGCAGACCCATAATCTAATATATAAATCCCATACCTTTCTACTCTATAAAGCCAGCTATAGGGAGGTGTACCAGCTTTACTTACCTTCTTGATGTCATGATTCCCTGAAATAGCGTATACCCATAGAGGGTCATAATCATTGTACTTATTAAATTCTTTATAGCATATCTCATCAAGTTCTTGGTCCATATTCTCGGGCTTATGAAATAAGTCCCCACAGAATAAAGCTGGGCAATTATACTTCCTACATTGTTTTTGTATAATCGACAAAACCCTGAAACTATTCAGGGTCCTGTGATTATTCTCATTGAACTTAGCCCAGAGATTAATATGCAAATCTGAAAAGGCTATTGCTATTACTTCTTTCCCCATATCCTATCTAAATAGTAATTGATTTGTTCCGTTCTCATACCTAAATCGAGCTCAGATATACAAATAGTGGGTATTTCCCAATTTGCAAGCAATTCCCCCATAAGAGATGATATCTGAACTTGGAAGAATCTGTTAAGTATTCTCTTACCATTATCTTCCATTGACCAATGCTTATAAGTATCTAGATTTAATGGTAAGAAGATTGCTACATCACATTGATCTTCCATTAAAGTCTTACATTGACAGAAAAAATGTTCCATTTCACATTCTGGTAAAGTTCTTGATTGCTTATACCAAAAATAAGCAGCCAAATCTGCATAACTCCTATCAGTTACAAAGTATTCTCTATCCTTGAATAACCTATTCCTTTTGTTCAGAAGTTGAAAATCTGCTTTATACATTGCCTCCGAACCGAGGGATAATATTTCATTATGTGATACCCCTTCAGTAGCAGGTAATAAATCTGACATACTACCAGAAATAAAAGGTAGATCTTCTCTCTTAGCTACATACTTAGCTAAAGTAGTTTTCCCTATACCTGAGGGACCTACAAACATTATACGTTTACTCATGATGTAATTCTTTAAAGGGTTTTATAAATTCATTTGTCAAGAAGGATGCTAAAGAGTATTCGATACAAAGCTCTTTGAATTTCTCATACTTAAACTTCTTCTTTGACTTAAGTGGTAACTTGTCCAATGGGTTATGTCTTACAAACCAGAAGAGGTCAATCAATTGCTCATTCCTTTTCCATATTTTAAGATATTCTTTGTTCTTACTCTGAGCAATGAATTTCTCAATCCTACCTTCATCGAGTATTTTCCTTGCCTTTACTGGACCTATACCAGGAAACCCAGATATATCATCGGAAGTATCTCCAACCATTGCTAAATATTCTACTGTCTCATGAGAATGATATCCGAATAATTCTTTGCAGTTATCCATCCTTATCATCTCATCTTTTCTCGGATTGTATATCCTTAGGCTATTTGTAAGCAACTGATTAAAGTCCTTATCCGAGGATATCAGTATCTTCTTCTCGGATTGGAATTTTTTAATTGCAAGGTATGCTAAGAAATCATCCCCTTCATATACTGTGGATTTCTTTTTATCAAAGATATAATTAATTCTTAGCATACCCAGCATTTTCATTATAATTGCCTTTTGCTTTTGCAATGATTCATAATCTACGGATATATTTTTCCTATGACCCTTGTAATTGGGCAATAACTTCGTCCTTACTGGTGAATGACCATTATCGAATGAAATATAAACCCCATCTGGTTCAAACCTCGTAAGATACATATGCAGGGATTTAAAAAATCCAAATATTGCCCCACTGGGTTTTCCATCAGTAGATTTAAGTTTTTCGAACTTATGGAAGGATTGATGGAGGATATTTTCTCCATCAATCAATAATATTGTTTTCTTACTCATACTCTAAAATCGAATTCATAAAGTGAAACTTCTTGAATCTTTTCGTCACCAAGATAGATATCAAGATAATTCTCAGCAGAACTATAAGCATCTAAGTATCTAACTCTTGGTTCAATTCTCAAATTCTTTTTAAGGTATTCTTTAATTACTTTCTCTATACCCTCTACCTCCTTTTTATTCATCTTCTACCTCCTCTTCGTCTTCCGATTCGTTAAATGATTCATATTCTACCCCATCTACTGGATATAAATTAGTAGTCAATGCTACTATCTTCTTTCTAGTTGTACCGATAGTATTTATCTCGGCCTTCTTTAATAATTTACGACGAAGTTCATCATCCTCTTCCAAAAGCTTTTGGAATTTCTCTTCCCCTCTTGCAAGAGTTTTTCCTTTGAACTTATATACTCCACCTGAAGATTTTTCTATGATATCATTTTCTACCAATACATCCTCAAGAGCATAGCATCTATCAAAACCTACTTCATGGAACTTAGGATTGAAGTAAACCGGGCACTTACTGATTGTAGGTCTTGGAGGAGCAACCTTATTTTTAATAAGTCGGATTGTGACCAATTTACCAGCTTTCCGTTCTTTACCTTTCTGTTTAACAGTGATAGACCTGCCTGAGTAAAAGGCAGCTCTGATTGAAGCGTAGAACTTAAGTGCTGCACCTCCTGTAGTAGTTGTGTTATCTTTTCCGAATCCGACATTTAAAGCAGTTCTTAATTGGTTAATGTAAATCTGTGTAACTCCTAATCTATAGAATAATTCACTTCTGATACGGAAGTATTTGTAAAGAGCTTTTGCTCTACCTCCCATTTCAGCCT